CACCATGCGTCGCGTCACAACATAGGTGCCCACTATGGCGCACAACACAGACGCTAACAATGCACCTAACAGTGCGTTCTGAAAAAAAGTATAGTCTAATAGCATTGTGTTTAGTTGACAGGGGGGAATGGGGGTTAGGGGGTTAGGGGGTTAAGGGGTTAGGAGGTTAAAAAGGCACCTTGGTTTATCGAGCTGCCTTTTATCTTCTGAGTTAATGGGCTAATGGGCTGACAGGTTAACGAGTTAACGAGTTAACAAGTTAACGGGCTGACAAGTTAACGAATAACCTAACCACCTCTCAGTCTACCTCAAACTCCTTATCTGCTCTTCATCAAGGCCAGTGGCATTCATAATTTTGTCTATTGCCACTCCCATGTCCAACAGACTCTTGGCTATTTCGAGCGAGCGCTCATCACGACCCTTGGCAAGCCCCTTGGCAAGTCCCTTGGCAAGCCCCTCTTCAAGTCCTTCTTGTCGTGCATTGCCAAGCACATCGTTCTGTATCATTACCGCATTGATGTGCTCGTCGTAAGCATGGCGCTCAGCGTCGTCCATTGAGTAATATTGCAACTTTTGGCGTGCCTCCCGCAATCCAGGAGCAGTTGTTTCGGCACTTATCACACCATCTTTCAAATACTTTATCCACTCCTCGAGCGGCGACTTGGCCACCTCGTTAAAGTTGTTGACCCTTACCAGATAGTAAGTAGGGAATATCTCCGAGGGGAAACGCTGCACAATGGCACCCTCCTCCTTGCGGCTGATTTTCAGATGGTCCTTGGTGTGTACGCCCACAAAGTCGTTCTGCCCCACATACAGGTAGTCAGCCCCTTGTCCGAGGTCGAAATAGAGTATGCTGATGGAGTAGACTTTCTTCACCTCCTGATAGGTGTTACCCAAGTTGATGTGCTCGGTTATGGCCTTGGCCACTCCATAGAGTATGCGTTCAAGGTAATAAAGTTCACTTGTATTCTGAATTTCAACTATGATAATCTCGCCTTTGGAGTTTTTGGCCTTTATGTCGACGCGGTTAAACTTGTCGTCCTGTGCCTGCTGGTTGCCCTCGCTCTCAAGTATGTCCACAATTTTCACCTTCTCACCAATGAATACGGTGAGGAAGCCCTCGAGCACATCAAAATTGGCCTTTTGCCGCAGCAGCCGCTTTATGGCCCAGTCAAATCGTATGTATCGGTCCTTTAATGCTGTCATGTGCTATGGTTCGATTTTGTTGTACAAACATGTCTTGTTCTAACCCGTTGGCGGAATTATAAGCTGACGACGTTACAAGTTGGCAAGCACGCCGTTTTTCTGTCATGTAAAAGCTGAACGAAAGGTACAATGGCCAAATGGCAGCACCACCCGGCCGCTCCTACTCGCCAATATGTCAGCTAATTCCGCACACGCATTATTTTAGAGCGAAGATACGACAATTCTGCCGAAGAATGCCATTTTTTGCCGAATAACTGGCCTCCAACAGTCAAAATTGGCACCATGAGGGCTGAAGTATGTCGCATATCGATTTTCTGCCAACATGCTCGCAGCGGTTTTTCTACACTAAAAGGGTTTTCCACAAAACTGTCTACACTCTGCACTAATGCTTATTTTCATATTGATTATCAGCATATTGCAGCGTGTAAACACGTCTACATTCCGTATGCACTACCATCTGCACTCCGACTACACGGGGGCCTCATTTTGCACCTACGGCAGGGCGTCAAACGCACAACGGGAGAGCGTTTTTCCTGTCGGAACAACAGAAGTTCCGCTCCCCCATTGCCGTAAAACGCGGGTGGTGGCACACGAAATGTGCTTGCACATAACGAAAGTCAAGCGGTGTGTGGTGTGCAGACAAGTGCACACGGTTGTGTAGGTTCTTGAGCAGATTATCTACACTACTTAACACACTGACAATCAAAGCGTTACACGCAGAAAGTGTAGAGTGCATACACTTCGCGTTCAAAATGCCGGACGCGTGCGCGCGCGAGAATCTGCACGATTGTCGAAAATACCGATACATCTATACACATTGCGAATTGACATAAAAAAACTGGTTGTTGGTATAAAAAGAGTGCACTTTGCAAAAAGGAGTTGACAATTATTCGTAACTTTACCGCGCTTTATTGAAAAACAAAAATACTTACGCATTGGCGGAATTGACTGACAACTTGACAAACTGACAGATTAAAGCGAGTCGGGCTTGACGTTAATCCCTGCATACTTTATTCTCTCTTGTCAGCAATGCAGGCCAAATACCCCAAAGGGTTCGCCTGTCAAATTGGTTGGGTTACCCCTTTGCAATTAAAACACGACAATAAGTTACAACTACATACCCTTTCTACATGAAAAAGTTTTTACTCTTTTTCCTTTCCTTGTTGGCTATCGGCACGGCACAAGCCGCCCCTAATTTCAAGGCCAACACAAAGTACCGCATCAGTTGCAAAAAGTTTAACAGCAGCAATAGTTATGGTTCGGTAGTTATTGGCAGCAACCATAGCAAACTGGTTGAATTGTATTACGACAGTGGCAACTCTTACAGCGACGACAGCTGGTGGTACATCAACAAAAGTGGCAACGGCTATGTTATTGTCAATGCAAAGAGCGGCCAGTATCTGACCTTTACTACAACCAAAAACTACAGAACCAAGTATGTCACCCTGACCAACGCCGCGTCGGGAAACGAGAGCCAGTGGATTTTCGACATCAACGAGGACGGCTATGCAGGTATAACCAGCGCCAGCGAGGGCAATGGTTCGGGCTACAACTTTGATGTGCGCGCTGACGGTACAAATTTGTTTGGTGCATATAAAAATAACGGCTACAACAACAATGAGTTGTTCAAAATCTATGACGAGCAGGGCAACAATGTGTTGCTCGACAACAGTGGCAGCGGCGGCGAAACTGGCGGCGGAAGCGGTGGCGAAACTGGCGGTGAGGGCACAGACGATTTTAACGCAACTACATACGGCAAAACAAGCTATGGCGAATATTGGGAACGTACTCAACTGAAGCAGCCCATAGTATATACCACCTCTGTGGCAGACCCTGTGCTCTACAGCATTGCCAATTTGCGCACCGGACGTTATGTGGGCGTAGGCACAAGCATGAATACGAATACGACTTGCCTGACCGAGGTGTACTCAGCATCAGACCGTACGCAATTCTATTTTGTGCAAAGTGGCACTGGCGTGCAGATATTTACAAAAGATGGTCAGTACGTTTCGACCAACTATCCCACGCCCGACAACAGCGTGTCTGACAAACGTGCAGGACTCAGTGTGGTGAACGGCACACCCAACGGCAACCTTTGGGGCTTTGGTTGGACTACCAACACCTATTCGGGTTATACCATCACAAAACTTGATAATCTGAGCGCAACCGACGCCACACAATATGAATATAACTCATGGAACGACTATAGCCTGGACAATAACACAGGCAGTAGCAATGTGCACGAAGTAGGACTCTACGAAGGTGACGATGCAGGTTCGTCGTTTGTGTTTACATCAGCCGACTTGCGCCATGCTAAATACTTGCAGAACAAAGGCATCGACTTTGGACTTGATGTAACACCAAAGGCCTTTGCCGAAGCCTTCGATTCACTGCGCATTAACGACAAACAATTGGTGTACGACGGCAAGGGCAACGCCTACTTTGCCACACTGCCCGAAGGCATGCGCAATGGTGGCGACTACACAGCCAAAGTGACCTACAAACTGAAGGCCACCAACGCCGAGGACTACACACTGAAGGTGAACGGACAAGAACCCGATGCTGATGGCTATGTGACCTTTGATAATGTGGACTGCGAAACACTCTACCCCATCGAGCTGACCAATGCCAGCGAGAACGTAGACCTCAGCGCCAAAATACGGTTTACCTTCTTGCCCATTGTCGAACTTAACTGCAGCAGTGTGAACAGCAAGGCATATACTACGGGTTCGCTGCGCGTGACCGACCCGGCCTCTTTGGGCTACGACTCGTTGATGATTGCCGCATTCAAGTATCGCGGTGCCTCGTCGAGCAACTACCCCAAACGCTCATACGCCATTAAGCTGCGTGATGAGAACGGCAACTCGGTTGACCGCAAGTTGCTTGGCTACCGCTCAGACAACAACTGGATACTCGATGCCATGTACATTGACCTGGCATGTATGCGCAACCGCGTGGCCACCGACTTGTGGAACGCCTTTGAATGCAAACCTTACTATGCCGACCGCGAAAAGAAGGTGCGCACTGGCACACGTGGCAAATTTGTAGAGGTGATACTCAACGGACAATGGTGGGGCTTGTACTGCATGACTGAAAAGATGGACCGCAAGCAGCTCAAACTGAAAAAGTTTGTGCCGGCAGCCCAATCTACTACTGGTGAGAACGAGGTGCATGGCGTGCTCTACAAGTCGAACCAATGGACATACGAAGTGTTTATGGGACACGAGAGCAACGACGATAATGATAACAAACAAGTTATCTACCCTCACAAAAAGGTGTCTGACTACAAGAACATCTTGGGCCAGGAAACATGGTGTGAATACGAGTTCAAATACCCCGACTACGAGGACGAAGCCGTAGAATGGCGTCCGCTGCACGACGCTGCCAACATGGTGGCAACATCATTCATTCTGAACATCGACAGTGTGAAGAGCCGCTTTGACTACCCCATGCTGCGCGACTACTACCTGTTTATCGACCTGCTGCTCGCCACCGACAACCATGGCAAGAACTTGTTTTGGTATGCTTACGACACCCAAGGCCCCGAAGGCGACAAACTGAGCCTCGCACCGTGGGATTTGGACGGCACCTTTGGACAGGACTGGGACGGTGTGATTACAAACACCAAAGATGTAACGCTTGACTTTGACACCTATATCAAGAACTATGAGCACGGACAATTTGCCATATTCGACCTCATTAAGAGCAGGTCGGAATGGCTGCAAGACCTGAAGGACCGCTATGCCGAATTGCGCATGAAGGGTGTCATTTCGGGCGACAGCATAGCCAACCGCTTTGCCAACTACGCCAGCCTCTTTGAAGCCAGCCTGGCCGACCAGCGCGAACAAAACATGTGGAGCAAAACATACCATTCGCGCCATAAGGACATTCAGGGCGGTGCCACATACGCCGAAAGCTGGATACGCCGCCGCGTAAACTGGCTTGACCAAAAGTACGGATTTGACGCTGCTGTGACAGCTATCAACGAGGCCAAGGCCGAGGCTTACTTCGCAGCACTCGGTGGTGTGGGCAGCATCTCTGTCAATGCTGGCAAGGCGCAATCGGTACGCATCTACAACATTGCCGGACAGCTCGTGCGCAATGCACAGGTGGGCAGTGGCGTAACCACCATCAACGGCATTTCTGCCGGCATCTATGTGGTGAACGGTACCAAGGTGATGGTGAAGTAATTCTGCGCCAAACTTTAGTTTGACAAGGGTTTGCTTTGACTGAAGTTCAATTTAACCGAAGTTTGGCATGCCATTCACCCTTGGGTGTAATTATAAATTACGGGTTAACAAGTTAACAGGTTGACAAGCATATCTGCTTTGTACTTCCCCGTTTACTTGTTAACCCGTAAACTTTTTTGTTGCGATTTGGTAAAACGTAAGCATGCGAACGTACTCAAGCGCCATAACACCACCTCTAATTGGATTGTGTTAAGAGAGCAGCATTATGTAACACCATAAATTATTGGCAGTGTCATAACTTTAATATTGCTCCATATCTCTTGTTTAACAACACCCCCTACACACTTCACTCCTCGTACGAAGTGCCATCTGATAGAAAATTCCGACCTGTTGCCTCGTCAATAATTATCTGTCTGAGAGCATTTATACAACGAGTATCCCATTTCCAAGAGAAATTCCCGACACGGAAATCAGTCAATTGCTCACCTTCCATATTGAAGAATGCACTCTTTTCACCCTTAAACACTTGAATGCCTGCACCACAAAAATCCGCTCGACAGTTGTCTATGGGGGTTCCTGTCAGACAACTTCCGGTTTTATAATCCAATATAAACAATTCATCATTCTTAGCTGCAAGAGCACAATCAGGAAGTGGATTACTAATAGAAAGTATGTCATACTCAGGGAAACGGCTACGAATTGCATTCAAAACGTCATGACATTCCTTATAAGAATACAAACAATGTTGATTATCAGCAAGCTACAAACAGTGTGTGCGAAAATGCGTGCGAAATAAACGGTTATGGCTACTTGTTAAACAAGTCCATGGCCGTTTTTTTTGCTTCGTCCGCTATGTCTATATAAGGCTGCATACTCTTATAATCGGAGTGTCCAGTCCATTTCATCACAACGTTTGGAGCAATTCCAAGCATCAGCGCATTGCAGATAAATGTACGCCTTCCGCTGTGCGTGCCAATCATCTCCCACTTTTCTTTCGTCTCTACATATTTCTTTTCTCCTATATAATATATATCCGTCAATTTTTCGTTGATGCCGCATTGGCGGCACACCTCCTTGACATATACGTTCATGTTTTGGTTGGAGATGACGGGTAAGGCCTTGTCTGTATCGTTGTCCGCATAACGCTGTAAGATTGTGCGAGAGTAGTTGTTCAGCTCTATTGTAATCTTATCATTCGTTTTCTGTGTGGTTATGTGTATTGCATCATCGTAAATGTCCGTTTTCTTCAGTGCAGCGGCATCGGAATAGCGCAAGGACGTGAAGCAGCATAAACAGAAAAAATCGCGTGCGCGTGACAGGTTGGGTCGCTCGAACGTGTGATTATATACCTTCATGAGTTCTTCCCATGTTAAAAACACGACAACGCGGCTGGAACGCTTTAGGTGGGTTTTGTGAGCTGTAAAGGAGATGTCTGCCAATAGGCCCTTGGCGACAAGCCAGCGGAAGAACCACTTGGACATTGATATTTTCTTATTAGTAGTTTCATTCTGATGGCCGAGTCTTATCTGGAATATTGTGAACTTGTCAATCGTATCAGGATTTATTTTGTCGATGCTCATCTCTGCATCGAACAACTTCCACTCTTTCAATATCTTGTTGTGATTCCTTAGAACGCTGTCGCTCCAATTACAGATGCTACCTTGCTCGCGTATGTACCTCTCGTAGAGGTCAAAGAAACCTTCCTTTTGTACAGCTTTCTTCTCTCGCTTAAACTCCTTGTCAAGCGCAGCCTTGAAGTCCTCTATTGTAGGCGACTCCTTGAAAGAATTGGCGACTGATTGTATTGTCTCCTCATACCTCTGTATTTCCGCGTTAATCTTAATTGCAGGTGTGAAGCTCTTTCCGTGAGTGGTGTTGCGCTTGCACCGCTGCATAGTCATGTCCCATTTACTCTTGTCAACATGAACCCCGAGCGAATAGGAAAACTTCCGCTTCATATATGTGATGAACACGCGGAGAGAGCCGCGCGCATCAACTGCAAATGTGTATACGTATTTCATGACTTTTTTAATTCTGGCGAAATCGCCACTTTTAGACTTAACTTTCTATTTCCTTGGTGTCTGCATCTTCGATAGGTGCTATATAATCAGTTGCCTTGTCTGGTGAGATGACAGTATGCCCGAGTTGCATTTCAAGTTGATTTCTTGCCGCCTTAGCGACACTTCCTCCTTTCCTTGCGACTTTCTTGTTTTGCGTTAGTCCCTTCGGATTTTGCTGCTTTGATATTTCAGCCGCAGATGCCTCAGCCAGGGTGTTTAATGCGAGTTCAACGTTTGTCATGTTGTCACGCAGGTTCTCTTTCTTTAATCCTTTGAAGTTCTTGTATTGCCTTGTTGTCTTGCCACTCCACTCTTTTGTAATTATATCTGTAAGAGTTGCATATTGCTGCCCTTGCACTCCTCCGCGTTTCCATTCGTCTGTAAGAGCTTTGCGGACTTCAATGCTTTTCAATCGGTTGTTTATCCACCCCTCGGAATATCCGAGTCTGCGGTAATCGTTAACAGCCTGGTCTATTGAGAGTTCAGGGTCTTGCATTTGGTCTAAACGCTGGGCTGCAACTTTTGCAATCCATTGCTTGAAAGGTTCTGCTTTCGGAGATGGTATTGATTGAATGATACGGAATACTCCCTCTGCATCAGCAGCCATTTGTTTGTAGTATTTCCCATCTGAACCTTTCATTTTAGTTGGGGTACAAATTGTACCCCAACTTGACGCAAGCGAAGCATCTCGCATTTTCATCTTTTTGATGTATTGCTTAGGGTCATTACTTTCACTCAATATCTCTACAATATCTACTATTGAAAAGTACCACTTCTCATCTTCCTCGTTCCAAACAGAACGTACTTTTTGCCCGTCAAAGAGCATTATTCCTTTATCTTCCATAATAGTGTTTTGTTTGTTATCCTTGTTATATCACTTCATCATGAATGCCAATATATATATCCCTCAAACGTATGCTCATAAGCCTAATAATTGCGTAAATGTCAAACCGTATCTCTCTGCCTTCAAATGTAAATTTATCAGGCGAATTGTAGATAAATTGCTTGACTTCATCAAACGCTTCGTCTCCAGTACTTTTGAGCAGTAACTCCACAGATAATTGCTCTACGTCATACTTGGTTCTGGGCTTGCATTCTTCTATCTGATGCAGTAAGGATGTCTGTAACTTGTTTAATGTCTTGTCTGCATGGCTTTTTATGAACAGAAACTCGCCTGCTGGCGTCATTTTGAGCGGACTTGCCTTTTGTGCCAGTTGCTCAATCATGGTAGCGTCCATCTTCATTATCCATTTCGATATGTCAAGAAGTATGTTTTGGCTTCTCCTTAATATACTCTTTATTTCTGTGATGTCAGTCTCATGCTTTACAAGTATTTCGTTCTGCGATGAAAATATGTCTACACGCTTAGAAATCCTTGTTATCTCCTCATCAAACTGCCTGCACTTATTCTCTTGATTGTTTAGTATTTCTGTATGTCTCACGCATGGCTTTGTTTCCATATCATGTTCTATGGAAGAGAGGCGCGTGTTGCTTATTGCTATTTCGCGTTCTCTCTTAAACAGATACACCATGATGCCGCCAGTACTGCTAATAACGGCAGCGGCAGTTCCTATTGCAGTTAATATTATTTCTATTGTATTCATGTGCAAATGTAGTAATTCTTAATCTCCCAGCCTTATAGAGTAAACTATCCTATACAAGCGGATAACCTTTGTCTTGGCTATTTTCTGCGTCTCAAAGGAGCTGTTCTCGTTGATTATCCTGCATTCGTAGTAATCTCCCCTATCATATATTCTTCGCAGGATAAAACCAAAATCGTTGGTATCTATTATCATGGAAGCACCTTGTATGATGTCAGAGCCGCGCTCCGTATGGGCGAGTGCGAGTACGTCACCCTCCTTATATAGCGGTTTCATTGCGTCTTGCCTTACCATGTAATAGAAGTCAAAATTATTATAAGGAGGAATAGCGGTCATGCTTTCAAGCTGCATTGCATGGCCGTCACTCTTAATTACCTTATATACATCTGTATTTGGTTGCGAAGTAAGGTATTTGGGGACTATTGGTTTTGTGTGGTGGTCTGTGCAATTGCTTGCCTGTGGATTTGTTATTATGGTATTGTTTCCTGTATTGCTGTTGCCTACGATGTTGTTATTGCCTGTGACGTTCTGTGATGGCGCATGGCGGAGCATCTCGCCCTCGCCAGATGTAAGCCACCCCAAATTCAATTCGGGGAAAGCAGCGGAAATTCTTTCTTGCTTGTCTGGCGTGATAGTGTACTTTATATTTTTTACGTACCCAACAGGAACGCATGCTGCCATTTCAAATTTACGCATTGATATACCTTTATAAGATATAAACAATTTAAGTCTTTCTTGTGCAGTCATAAGCCATTTTGTTTTATTGTATAGTATACTAAATAGCCAATAGGTTGGCCATTATATTGATATGTATATATTGCAAAACGAAACACTATTCGTTAAACAATGTTTTTATAGGGTATTATATAGCTCATTTTCTTGTTCTTAGCTATCTAATGCCCTATCTTTGCACTCGTAACGAAACAAGTAACGACAAATGTTTGCCACAAAGGTACAAACAAACTTGTTACGGTGCAAGTGGTATTTGACTTATTGAACAAACAAAGAGAAGAGAAACTCTATAAAACGATGGCACATTAGGTAATGGCCGCAAGGTCAGGGCTTTGCAATAGTGCTGGGGTTCGATGCCCCGTGTGCCACTAATATTAACTAAAACCTCTAAGAACATGACAGATTTAGAGAAATATATCACCGAGTGTATCGAAAGAAACGAAGATTACCAATCCGATTATAGCGGCTGTGTCGAAGCTGAATACGGCAACATATACATAAGTTGCCACTTCAGTATTCAGAGCGAAGGCTACTACGAAGATGACTACTTCAACGGAACTGGTGCTTTCGTGGAGACGTATTACTACTTTTGTATCGATGATATAACCGCCTACGACGAAAACGATAACGAAATAAGCGTGGACATAGAAGCTATTGAGGACTATATCAATAAAGAACACTGACTTTATAAATCACACTAAAACAACGATTATGACCAAGGAACAAACCGAACAAATCAAAGAACTCGAGCTACGAGTGCTCGAGGACTACAAGGAAATGGAAGGCTTCTTTGCCGACGTGAACAGACTCACGATTGACGGCAAGCCTACGCAAGAGTCTGAATTAGCAAAAGACGCATTGGAAAAATTGGAAGATGCCTATATTGCTATTCAGAAACTCAGAAGCACATTCGGTGACAACTACTATCTGAACCTGTCTGCCGAAGAAAAAAAACAGATTAGGAAGAACAAGGCAAAAATGAAAGTTAAGGTGGCTCGTGGAGTTGCCAACCAAATTGCAAATCAGTTTGGTTGCTCTAAATCAAAGGTTTGTGCGGCACTGCACTTCCAAAGTAACAGCGCAATCTCCAAGGAAATTCGGGAAGCCGCATTGAAATACTACAACGGAAGAATAATAAGGGCTGAAAGCTTTTTGAAATAATCATAAGAGGGGCGTCATCGTGCAAAGCGTTGCATGAGAAATAAAGCTGCAATCTGTACACTATTTGTTTTCCATACGCCCCTCTCATTCTGGTGATAGTAGGTTAAATGGATAGGCCGAATATCCTTGTCGGGCATTAGCGAGTTCGATTCTCGCCGCCAGAACAACAAAAAATAAATATTATGAAATGGTTATGCTTTTCGCTCATAGTAGTGCTTGACTTCATAGCTTGCACAATGATGAGCGTGTCCGCAGGACACAGTAGTTTTACAATTTACGACCTTATACCTTTTTGTGGTATTTCGCTCTTTTTAGCCACCGCTGTTATGGCGGTGTGCTTATATCAAACAGGAATGCTCCCGAATACTATACAAAAACTAATAAAGAAATCTCTTGAAGATTGCTGACATGGACAAAAAACAAACAGACAAGGTAAAAACAATAATGCGGAAAGCTTACGAAGTCTACAATGAAATAGACGCATTGGTAGACGCTATGAAGGGCTATTCTGACTATGAGGAAGTTGAAGAACTGAAATCTGCACGCGACACAGCTTGCGATGTTGTAGACGCTCTCCAATACATACAAGAGAACTATGGCGAAAACGATTATAGGTAACATATACTGAGTTCTTTAAGGTTATGGGCAATTATCCCAGTCGCGAGATTGCACGCCCTTTGTTTTTAGTGTGACAGGCCGCTACTATGCGGCCTCACAAGCAGGTGATAGGCCGTTAATCGGATAGACGGCAAAAGATAGTACATTGAACTCGCTACCATTATGATGCTGGATAGCCCTTGGTAGCGCGTTCTTTTTTTTGCTAAACGTTAGGACATTCGCTGGTTCGACTCCAGCCACCTGTACCAATCAAATCACTAAAAAATAAATAGTATGACCAAGAAAGAACTTACAGAACTTGCCACAATGGTTGCAGAGCAACTGAGGCAAGGCGAAGAAAAGGAAATAATGAACCATGACGAGGCGGCAGAATTTTTAGGCGTTTCAAAATCATGGATGTATAGGCTGACGAGTGAAAACAAAGTACCGTATTACAGACCATTCGGCAGCCGATGCTACTTCAGACGTTCTGAACTTGAAGCCTTGATATTCAGCAACCGCATACCGATGGCTTCCGAGAATAAGAAAAGAAAGAGAAACAAAATAGAAAAATAAATCATGGAAAAGAAAGAGGCAAAACCAATGACCTTTATTGAAAAGGTCGTATCTGTGCAACGAGATTTGAAAGCCCCCAAGGGACAATATAACAAGTTCGGCAAATACCGATACCGTTCTGCCGAGGATATTCTGAATTCGGTAAAACCTCTCCTTGCGAGTGTGGGCCTTGTGCTGACGCTCGAAGATGAAGTCTGCCTGATTGGCGCAAGATATTACATAAAGGCAACCGCAGTGCTGACAGACGGCACACATAACCTGGTAAAGAGTGCCTATGCGCGCGAGGACGAAGTTCACAAGGGCAGCGATGGCGCGCAAATCACAGGCGCGGCAAGCTCATACGCACGAAAGTACGCCCTAAACGGGCTGTTCTGCATAGACGACGCAAAGGACGCAGACGCAACAAATGACGGCACCGCACAAGCCAACAACAACCAACATGAGGAGCGCGTGCAGCTGGCAATCCAAGAGGTTGACAATGCAAAGAGTAGAAAGTCACTCACGGACATTTGGAATAATTATTCTGACTTGCAGTCTGACGCACGCTTCTCACAAGCAGTTGCAAATGCAAGTAAAAACTACCACAAGCTATGATACTGAAATATTCAAGAGTTGACTACGACCCCGTTAGCCACACCTACACACTGGACGGGAAACAATTAAGCGGCATTACTGGCGTAATCAAGGACAAGTTGTTCCCCGACTATTACAAGGACGTTCCAGAGGACGTGTTGAACAAAGCCGCAGAACGCGGCCACCGCATACACACTGCAATAGAGCTATTTGACACGTGCGACATTCCAACCGAAGATTGCGATGAGCTAAAAGGCTACATTGAAGAAATCCCCTCCCATGACTTCATTGGCCGACACATGGCAAGCGAATATGTGGTGAGCGACAACGAACAGTATGCCAGTGCCATTGACAAGGTTTATGCCGATGGCACTGGAGGTGTGATATTGGCAGACATAAAGACAACTTACAAACTTGACACGGATTATGTGTCGTGGCAGCTGTCTGTGTACGCCTATTTCTTCAGTATGCTCAATCCTGGTATTCCTGTAAGCGGTGCTTATGCCATCTGGCTAAGACGTGACAAACATAAGGTTGTGGAAGTTCCGCTGCGCCCTGTGGAAGATGTGCTCAAATTGTTATATGGAGACGAAGCACCCAAAACTGATTGTGGCTTCGGTGAGCTGTCTTTTACAGAGGATTACTTGCTTCAGTTAAAGAACGAAGCAGAAGAAGCCACAGCAAAGTACGAGCAAGCAAAGCAAGAGGCTCTTGCACTGCTCACGAAGAAAGGAATGAAGAATATACGCGGCTCGCACCTGATGATAACACGAAGGGCTGACAGCGAGCGCAAAACATTCGACACCAAGAAGTTTAATACCGACCACCCAGAGCTATATGCGGAATATCTTAAAACCGCCATAACGAAAGGTGGCATAACAGTCAAGGCAATATGACACAGACATTTGTAAGCATTCCGCTGGAGGATTGGCAACGCATGGTGTCAATACTTGAAAAACTGGAAGAACGCTTGAAGCCAGAAGATAAGTGGATAGGCACGAAAGAGGCTTGTGATATGCTTGGCATCACACCAAACACATGGATAAACTACCGAAAGAAATTCAAAGTGAAGTGTTCGCAGGTCGGACGAAATGTGTTGGTGTTGAAGTCTGACGTTGAGCGACTGCTAAGAAAGCGAGAGCTATGAACGAACGCGTGGAGTATGTTGTTAGGCTATTCTTCCTTGGGGTATTCGGAATTTTCCTCATAGTCTATTTTCTTTTTACGTTCAAGGGGACTTCGATGCCTCCGAAATGCAAAGACAACCTCATTGATAAACCTCGGGATAGCGAAAAGGAAAGGCCCGCAGAGAAAAGCCACAAAGACACTATTTATATCATTGTGGTGAGTGAATACGCACAGAAAAGACACGTAAACAACTGAATACATCTCGTATGATTTGGCAGAAAAAACCTTGTTGCACATAAAATAGTCTGTAACAAACACCATCACAAGGTATGCTATCACAATAGATGATGACAGCATCAACGACAGCATGATTTGCGTTGGGAATATGTACGAAGCAAATTTTTCAAAAGTGAAAAATAACGCGGTGTATGCTGGTATAACACCTATGGCAAATGCAAACAAAATCTTTTTCTGCATTCTCGTAGCTGAGTTTAATAACGTATTGAAATCCATTTGAATTTTAGTTTGGCACTGCAAATATAAAAACAAATAACAGCACCTCGCCCATTCCCATAAGATTTTAGTTTGGCGACAATTTCTTTCGGGTGGGGTGCTTTCTTAATAAACCTACAATTATGAACCAATGCTTTTTTATCGGCAACCTCGTTGCCAACGCCGTGCAGAAGAATGCTAACGGCAACTTCTTTATCACTTTCACCATTGCAGTGAACAGAAAGTACAAGGACAAGGAAACCGTCCTGTTCGTGGAGTGCATTAAAAATGGTGATAACGCAAATCTCCTCCCATACTTGCAGAAAGGCAAAAAGGTGGCCGTCTGCGGCAGAGTGTCGTGCCATGCCTACACCGACAACCAGGGCCAGCCGCGCGCATCTCTTGACTTATCTGTTTTCGAGCTTGAACTTGTAAGCAGTTCAAACACAACACAAGCACCGCAGCAAATGGCAGTCCAGGCACAAACGCCAAGCAATCCGTTCCCTACGAGCCAGCAAAGTGACGGGCTCCCATTCTGATGAAGTACGATTGATGAAGTACGATGTAAGCAACCCATTGCATAGGGAACAGGCGAGGGAGCGACTTGAAGCATTGCTCGGCAAGGGGCATGGCATCATAGAATTGTCGGAGGTCAAACCTCAGCGCAGCATCAAGCAAAACAAGTACCTGCACTTGCTGTTAGGATTTTTCGCTTCCGAATATGGTGAGACAATAGACTACGTAAAAGAGCAATACTTCAAGCTCGCTGCCAACCGTTCAATATTCGTGAGAGAACGAGATGACAAGTTGGCTGGCCGCGTTTCCTACCTGCGCTCCACACGCGACCTTGACAAAGGGGAAATGCAGATGGCAATAGAACGGTTTCGCAACTGGTCAAGTATTAACGCAGGCATTTACCTCCCATCGGCAGACGAACACCGACTGCTTGAACTTGCAGAAATAGAAATAAGCAGAAACAAGAATTTCCTATGAACGAGATACAAACTTTCAACAGCCCACAATTTGGCGAGATACGCACCGCAACTGACGACAACAACGAGCCTTTATTCTGTGCAGCTGATGTGTGCAAGGCCCTCGGATATGCTAATCCACGGAAAGCGATAGCAGACCATTCAGAACAAGAGGACGTAACGAAACGTGACACCCCTACACAAGGCGGCATTCAGCTGATGACTTTCGTCAACGAGAGCGGACTTTACTCCCTCATCTTCGGCAGTAAGTTAGAGAGTGCAAAACAGTTCAAACGCTGGGTTACAAGCGAAGTCCTACCAGAAATCCGCAAAAACGGAGGGTATATCAGAGGCAATGTGGACGAGACACCAGAAGAACTTATGGCACGAGCCTTGGCTGTTGCGAAGCAAACACTTGAAAGAGTGGAGCGCGAACGTCAACAACTCGCCAACACCAACGAAAACCAGCGCATACAATTAGGCATTCAGGACGCAGAGATTAGAAAAGCTGCTCCAAAGGTTGAATATTACGACAAGGTGATGCAGTCCAACTGCACCATGACAACCACTCAAATTGCCAACGGACTCGGAATGCCATGCCACAGACTGAACAAGCTGCTGCGAGATGCTGGCATTCAGTACAAGCAAAGCGGACAGTGGTTGTTGCGCTCGCCATACACCGACTTCGGACTGCACGCAGTACGCACACAAACATACACTCATGCCGATGGCTCAATAGTCACAAGCCAGTACACCGTATGGAACGAACGGGGCAAACGCTTCATCTCGGCACTTGTTGACAACAACTGGAACGTAAAACAAGCAATCAAAGTATTAAGCGATTTTTAGCATGAAATATATTGACAAAATATTTATTCTGTTCCGAGAGCGGAGAGCGCAAAGCAAGGCCAAGCAGTCCGAAATGCTGTGCGGCCAACTGTCTGAACGCATTCAGGTAAAGGAGTTCCAAGGCCGTATGTACATAGCGGTTGATGGAGTGCCAATGATAGACACGGAGGACCTGCGGACTGGAGTGGTAGACGAACTTGCCGAAATACGCAACACCATCATAAAATACAAAATGCGTTGATATGCCATACTACATCAAGAAAGAAAGTGCGAAAAAGAAACCACGCAAGAGCGGAACACGCACACTCATCAACAAACTTGACAAGATTTTCAGCCTCTACATAAGGTTGAGGGATAGCAAGCCATTTGGCTACAAGGCTTTCAAGTGCATATCATGCGGACAGATAAAGCCTTTCGCCAAGGCAGACTGCGGCCACTACTACTCACGCTCCAAAATGTCCACAAGGTACGACGAGGATAATTGTCATAGCGAATGCAATTTTTGCAACAGATTCAAATCAGACCATCTGGACGGTTACAGAGAGAACTTGATACGCAAGATAGGCCAAAGCAGATTCGACTTGTTGCGGTCACACTCCAACCAAGTTAAGAAGTGGTCAGAGTTCGAGTTGCAGCAACTAATCAAGTACTACTCGGCACTTGTTGACAAAATGTTAGAAGAAAAATGAAACTATACCAGACACCGACAGAAAAGAAACGACAAAGGGAACATTCCAAGATATTCAGATTGTACTGCAAGCTGCAAGACAGCACAGATTTGTCGAACAATCAGATATACAGCCACATTGCGTTTAAGCTTGGCTATTCGGTCAGCGGTGTGCGCAAAGTGGTCACACGCATCAAAACCGAAAAACAATGTGCAATGGATGGATAAAGCTACACCGCAAAATTCTTGACTGGGAATGGTTCACTTCACCAAGCACCCTGCAACTGTTCATTTACTTGTTGTTGAGGGCTAACAAGGAGGATAAAAAATGGCGAGGCATACTTATAAAAAGAGGGCAGCTCGTCACCTCGGTAGCCACCATTAGCGAAGAAACCAAATTAAGCACGCAACAAGTGCGCACTTCGCTCAATCGCCTAAAATCAACAAACGAAATAACAAGCAAAACAACAAACAGATTTACGCTCGTAACTGTCTGTAAATACGAGAGTTACCAACTTTACGAGGAGACAGAGCAACAAGCAAAACAACAAGCACTTCAACAAACAAACAACAAACAGATAACAAACAAACAACAACAACTAAAGAATAATAAGAATATAAGAAATAATAAGAAAGAATCTATACTCACTAACGTTCGTATAGATGAGAAAGCTACGGACGCTCCTGTCGTCGCTACAACCACAACAGACGATATGGAACTTCGGAAAGAAAAATTTTATCAGTCTTTAGTGCCTTACGTCGCAAAGTATGGCAAGGACATGGTTCGGGCTTTCTACGACTATTGGACGGAAAAAACGTATGGAGGACGAAAAATGCGGTTCGAGAAGCAACAAGCATTTGAAATCTCAAAACGTCTTGCCACATGGCAGAAACATGATTTAAGCTATGCAAACAGAGATAACACAAGAATTGGTCAGTCGGGCAGCACTCGCGCAGAGCGAGATGCAGAGTTCCTTGCCCATGTCAGAGAAAAAATGTCGCGCACTGACGAAGACGCAAGCGACATACCTTTTGCGCTACGCGACTGCTGAAAACGTGATAGCATCATTTTCGCCAGACAAGCAAGTGAATTTTGCACGCTATCCGCAGAAATGCCTCGTCGGGAACTGCCCCACACTGGTTGATGTCCGCTGCATCTGGGGTGGACGGTTCGCAGAGTTGTGGCTGGAGTGCCAGCTGAAAGACCTCTCAGAGTATGCAGGGGCAAAAGAGAAACCCGACACGCTGCAAATCGAGGAAACCGCAAGGGTCATAGCAGGCGAGTTCTACTACCTCAAACTTTCAGAGTTCATGTTGTTCTTCGCCCACTTCAAGGCTGGGCGGTATGGCAAGTTCTACGGCAGCGTCGACCCCCTCGTGATAACAGAAGCCTTGCAAAAGTTCAAACTATGGCGGTTCGATGCCCTGAACAGAGTGCATGAGGCGGCAGAACGGGAAAAGCGGAACGCGAAACCAGCAAACGACCCAGATTGCTGCACATGGGCAGAATGGCAAGAACTGCGGTGGTTGTTCAACATGGGCTACGAACGCGGAAAGGACGGGAAAATCAAATGAGGAAAGTCTTGGTCTATTGGACTTGCAACCGCATTGCAAAACGCAAAATCCAAAAACGTTTCAAACTCATTGAGCATACTTCTGTCAATGGAGAAACAGAATGCACGGTACATGACGCAGATTGGGTGCTATTCAAAGAGACATCAAAACGCGGATTTTTCAAAATTCGGCACAAAACAGAATAGCAAACATCGTTCCATACATCAAAACAACCGCGGAATGGTGGCTTATCTTCGTTCTGACGGCATTTTATACGTAAATCGTATAAGTTATCACACAAAGACAAAATAAAGCCTTAAACGCAAATTTTAGAAAATGACAAAACAACCAATAAACCCCATCACATCACAATTCTCCAATCCATTTTTCGGCAAGAGCCTGAAAAGACGCATTGGCTCACCTCTCTACACCACCTACAAGAATGGCATTAACGAGCTGGAGGAGCGCGACAGGCGATGCAGAGAAGAACCTACAAGCAAGGAGAGCCGCATCTTCGGTGATGTGTTTTACCTCAACATGATGCGCAAGGAACTTGCTAACGAGAAGCTGCGCAGTGCGCTGTGTACTATCAGCCAAAGCAAGTACTACCGACACGACATTAAGAAGAGCGTGAAGCAACTTCAGATTAAGATAGCAAGGTGGGACAGTGATATAGCTCGCTGCATAGCTACCGACAGCTTGATAGACATGTATGATGGTCTCGCAGAGTGGACGAGCGAACACTTTGAACACTTGTGGCAACCGTTCTATTACTCCGTGATGCAGGTGCTTACTCGGAATGGCGTTAAGGACGCTCCCGTGATGGCGGCTCTTGAATGTGCGCTGCCTTTGTATGAGTATGCCAACGGCCGATTGCTGATGGACATTGCACAGACTGCAATGGACTGCCCTGCCACAAAGCTGCTTGGCGTGATGGTGGAGGAGGATATTTACCGCATGACGGACAAGCTCCGCACAAGGCTGGCTGGCATCGTGACTGGCAAGGACGAGGAGATTGACCTTAATGCCGACAACAACGTCAACACAGCTTGCGTCAATCTGCTTAACGCATTGAGCAACACGGAGCAGATGAAGGGCTGGTTACAAGATTACTTTGAATATCGCGATAGTGCGAAATAAATTGACAAACAACATGACGATAGAAGAAAGAGTTTTACACTACACACGAAGAAACTCCTACGGGAGATTGATATTTCCTCATTGCGTGAGAGCGCACATTGACGAGATAATGCTCTATGCGCCTTGGGCGTTGAGTGCAACAGAATTGAATAACATTAAGAGAGGTATTATGCGATGAATAAGCCTGCAAATACCTGACCGTTGCAAAAAATGCAATAGTCGAGGCCATAACACGATGTACGAAGCAAGAAGTTTGCATTAGTTGCAATGCAACACACTGATGCACTTTTCTGAGAATTGATAAAAAAACAACAATCACAGTTGCCAGAAAAAGTGGTAGCAACAACAAAAACAAATAAAGAAATGGAAACAAACATTGGAAAGAAAGTCATTATCCGCGGCGACCGCAGCGGAGTAGAGTTTGGAACATTGGTCGCACACGACGGTCAAGAGGTTACACTGCACAATGCTCGTCGCATCTGGTACTGGAGAGGAGCGGCTTCTCTCTCTCAGCTTGCCGTAGATGGTACGTCCAAACCAAGTGAATGCAAGTTTACTGTCGCGGTAGAGAGTATTACCATTATTGACGCAATAGAGATAATTCCTTGCACAGACAAAGCGATAGAATCAATAGAAGGAGTACCAGCATGGAAACATTAGAAACGCGCATTAACGCATTTTTGAGCACGACCTCAGGAGAAGGCTTTGGCTATGGCTCTGGCGAGGGCTATGACAATGGCTCTGGCTATGGCTCTTGCGAGGGCTATGACAATGGCTCTGGCTATGGCTATGACGCTGGTAAATGCTATGGCTATGGCGATGACCATGGATATGGCGAAGGCTATGGATTTGGCTCTGGCTCTGGCGATGGCTCTGGCGCTGGCTATGGCGATGGAGGCATAAAGGAACTGAATGGAGACAATGTCCATCTCATAGATGGTATACAAACCATTATAAAATCAGTTCGCGGCAACATTGCGCAAGGTTTTATCTTAAAAAACGACCTTACTTTGCAGCCTTGCTACATTGTCAAGGAACAAAATTATTTCGCTCATGGCGACACCTTGCACGATGCTTTCACATCTCTGCGAGAAAAGCTCTATGACGATAGCACAGAAGAAGAGCGAATAGAGGCGTTTGTGAAGGAATTTCCCGACTACGACACGCCTTATCCCAACCGCGACCTTTTCGCTTATCACCACGTTCTCACTGGCTCATGCCGCATGGGGAGAGAGAGCTTTTGCAAGAATAATGGCATAAACCTTGATGGCAGCACCACAGTCCGCGAGTTCGTATCTCTGACAAAGGATAGCTATGGCTCAGAAACTATTCGTAGGCTACCGCAGGCTTATGGAGTGGACGAGCAAAACGAATGACAGAATATGACGGAAAAAGAAAAGATTAGAATGCTGCTTAAGATGCGCAACAAGATTGCGAGCATGGGCATGGACTACAAGTGCAGCTGCACTTTTGTTGAGAACAGGCTGACAAACCCGAATGTCGCAAAGACGTTTGATGCGCTGAGAGAGGCACTGGAGAACCAGTTACGTAAACAATTCAAATTTAATATATAGCTATATGGAGAAATACAGATTAACTGATGAGACCATAGACTTTCGCGATGCAACGTTATATAGAATCGAAGCTCTTAGGAACTTTGGTTCTATAAAAGCTGGTGACAAAGGTGGATTTGTGCAATCATATCATAATCTATCACAAGAAGGAGATTGCTGGCTCCATGGCGAAGCTAAGGTCTTTGGTAACGCTAAAGTCTATGAGAATGCACAAGTATTTGGCAGAGCAGAAGTCTGTGGCTACGCTTCTGTCAAAGGCGACGCTTTTGTCTTTGGCATAGCAAAAGTTTATGGTAGCGCTTTTGTCAAAGGCAACGCTTTTGTCTTTGGCAGAGCAGAAGTTTATGACTGGGCTAAAGTCTATGGGAAAGCACAAGTATTTGGCGATGCTAAAGTCTATGGTAACGCTTTTGTACATGGTGACGCAGAAGTCTATGATAAAGCAGAAGTCTTTGGCGTGGCATCAGTCTATGGTAACGCTTTTGTTAAAGGCGACGCTATAATTAAAACAGGCCGAGATTATATAGTTTTCAAAAATTGGTGGAGCAGTGACCGCTATTTTACATGGACACGAAGCAACAATATGTGGAACGTTGGTTGTTTCTATGGCACTGGTAAAGAACTCATCAAGAAAGCCTATGCGGATAGTGAAGATAGCGGAAAAGAATATGAACGAGTAGTGAGATATGTGGAGAGCATTCTTGCAGACTAACGAAAATTTATAAAAAACTATGACTACAACATTCTACAATTACACACCCCACACTATTGTACTTAACAACGGAACTAAATACGACAGTGTCGGAGTGGCACGAGTTCAGAACACTTTCAGCGAGGTTGACGATAACGGCATTTGCTCAGTGAGCTATGGCGACATAACGGGATTGCCCGAGCCTAAAGACGGCTGCATATACATCGTTAGTGCTTTGGTGCTTGCCGCAGCTAAGGCGGCTGGCAGAACGGATTGCGTTGCGCCTGCTACGGGCCACCCTGATTGTCTGCGCAAGGACGGCTTTATCGTTTCTGTTCCTTGCTTTGTGAGATAACATTATTAAAAACAAAAAACCAAACAATATGCAGGTAGAAATAAGCGCAATGATTGAGGATTACGATATTCTCGCTTACGTATCAGAGAAAAAACAGGCTAAAGTAATTGACAACATCTTCTATGAGTGTGCCGAAGAGAGTAGAAGGGAATTTATTCACGGTCTTGAAACTTCTTATCTTGTTGATGAACTGGAGGCACGTGGATATACGATTACTAAAAATAAATAAAACAATGAACATAGCAGAAATATTGTATGAATGTCCAAGTGATACAAAGCTTTATAGCTCAATATTTGGCGAGCTAAGCTTATTGTACGTTCTGCCTTGCTTACCTTATCCTATATATTGTAAGGTAATAAGGAGTGGAAGCACAGTAAGTTTTACAGAAGATGGTAAACGTAACATAACAGATGCAGAACCTACACTCTTTCCATCAAAAGACCAACGTGATTGGAGTAAGTTTGGAGTGAGTGAACAAGATACTAATACCCGACCTAAAACTCAGTTTAAGCCTTTTGAAAAAGTGCTTGTCCGTGATGGTGACCAATATGAATGGCAATGCAATTTTTTCAGTGGTATGGACAAAGAAAACTTTTATTTGTGTGTTAGTGCACGTTGGGAGCAGTGCATACCCTACGAGGGCAACGAACATCTTTTAGGAACAACAAATAAACCAGAGTAACAATGAAACTAATTGACGAAGAAAGGTTAGCTGATTTGCTGAAAGCAGAAGCCTGCCTTGAAATATTATTTAGAAACAATGTAGACGAATGGGATTCATACGAAGATGCCCTACGAGACGGAGTAAAAGGCGATATGTCTTATTGGGAATATGTGAGCCAGCCAATATCAGAAATAACTAAAGATTTTACAACAATATGACACGAACAAAATTTAAGAAAATTCCGTTTGACCTTGAACTTGCGAAGAAAATAATGAACAATGAGGTAAAAGGAAGGATAGTATCAGAAGATGGTCGTAAGGTTCGCATTATTTACATCGACAACGAGTCTTTTACTGAAACAACATTCCTCGCACTGTATAAGGATAAAGATTTTAATATAGAGAAATACTACCGATTGAATAAAGATGGAAGATATTTCCGAGGAGAAAGAAGTGACCTTGACCTTCATCTCGAAGTTCCAAACAATGAATAGAAAACCTAAAAATTATAAACAATGACACGAACGACATACAAAAGAGTTCCCTTTAACCTTGAACTTGCAAAGAAAATAACGAACAAAGAGGTTAAAGGACGGATAGTGACAGAGGACAATCTTCCTGCAAGGATAGTTTGCTTTGATTTGAAGTATGGAGGAAGTAAAATCCTCGCAATCATTGTTGATTGCGGAGATTATGAAGTCGGGATAAGGTGTAACTTAGATGGTATTTGCCGTGATGACAGAAAAGAAGATAAATTCAATCTCCGCATCGAAGTCCCCACCTACTACCGCGACTACTCCAACTTTGTTCCTCAAAGATGGCAGACTTGTTTGGTGAGAGATTATTCTTTAGATATATGGAGAGTAGCAGTATGTAGCGGAAAAGATGCTTATGGTAGACCACTCTTTTACTCGGAAAGAAATGCTGATGGCTGTTGCGGTTGGTATCATTATCTCCCACTTTCTAAGGTAACCGAGCGTCTGATTGGTATAAGCAAGAGCTACGAAGAACTGATAAAAGAACTTGATGCAGAATCAACTGCAACAACTAAAAAACGAGCAACAATGACACGAACAACATTCAAGAAAATTCCATTCGACATCGAACTGGCGAAGAAAATCACTAATAAGGAGGCAAAAGGGCGCATCGTTACACAAGAAGGGAAAAAAGTAAGAATTATATGTTGGGACAAGAAGCCAGTCGATGAAGAAGCACATGAATATCCTATTGTTGCAATTATTCAAAATGATTACAATGGAGAAATGTTGCAAACATTCACAGCAGAAGGTGCAGCCTGTTATCCTAACTATAAAAGTCGTTATGACCTTATAATAGAAATACCCACCTACTACCGCGACTACTCAAACTTTGTTCCGCAAAAATGGCAACCTTGTTTAGTGAGAGATAATGAGAACCATCTTTGGGGAATTCAAGTGTACTCACATACTGATTGTCAAGGTAAAATGCTGTTTTACAACGATGAAGGCTATGTAATACCATATACTAAAGTTCTTCCTCTCTCCAAAGTGACCGCACGTTTGATAGGCACAACCAAGAGTTACGAACAACTGATAGAAGAACTTGACAAGAATGGGAAAGATTAAATCATGTGACGGGCAAGGCTGCAAGGAGCGCAAGGCTTGTTTGCGCTATGCCCTGTCGCATACAGAGAGTGACAGACACAACATTCACAAGGCTTGCTATTTCGCAAGTCCGAACGGGCGCGACTGCCCGATAAAGATAAAACAGAGAACAATATGAAAGAGGACATGACTGCACTTGTGCTAAGGCACATACCAGAGCGCGTGCCACACACCAAGTCGGAGCTTGCCGACATCTATCTGACAGAGTCGAACAAAATTGAAACAGACCGCATGAAGTCGCGTGAGAGAAAACGTGACGATGACGAGGTGGTCAATAGCCGCTACGACCCACTGATTGCCGACAAGGAGGCACAACTCACCGAACTGCAAAACGAGATAGAGAAACTTAGACATGAGATGTTTGGGCAACTCTTATATGCCAGTTTGGAAGAGGAGCGCAGAAACCAGGAACTTGCCGACAGACGAAAGGTGCTTGATATGTGGTTTGAGACAATGCGAAACAGAATAGAAAAAGAACAAGAAAACAACAAATAACAAAACAAACGATTAAAAACATGATGAAACTTTTTGTAGAAGGATTGAAGGAAATGTATGCAGTGCTTGACAATGCCATACAGAACTCTGACCATACGGACTTTGAACAGTGCTATTTGGCACTTGGTGAATTGTGCGAGTATGCTCTGTGCGGCTCAGATAGATACAAGGTAGTGACCTTTGCGCCTGACCGAATAGAGATGCTCAAAAGAGACATGAATTATGTGCAGGGACTCATGAGCAAGGAGGAGGAGAAAGCTTACCTTGATGATGAGTGGGAACGCCTAACTGGTAAAGAGGAGGGCAAGGAATGATAGCGATGATTGTTATTGCTGCTGTGGCGTTCTTCGTTTTCAGTGTGTACATGGCTTACCTTGCTGGCAAGGAAGATGGATTCTGCGATGGCCGCAGCGAAACTTACAGAGATTTGATACACATTATTGAACATTACAAGGAATTAGCTGATGCAAAGGACACTCCAACAGAGGGCGCGTGAGGCTGCCGACCGCATTCGCTGTGACGAGTGTGGCGAACAGCACACTTGCACGCCACTGATGGCAAGGGCCTGTCTTAAAGGTTTTATTCGCGGTTATGTTGCCGCAAACACAAAAAAGTAAAAGACATGATAAAGCCTGAGATGATATTAGATTACGGCATGAGTATTGCGCTTGTAATAGCCTTTATCTACATGACCTATCGCGTGATTAAAAAAATATTCGATGAAGAATGAAACTACTGATAGTAATAGCACTAATGTTGTTCGTGTATTGGCTGTGGAAGGACATCAACCGTCATGACGGACCGCCGATTGCGAGCAGCTAATTAGCAACATACCCCACTTACCAACCTCATATTTTATTTACTTCATAAATATAAATGGTTTTGTTTTAGTTGGATTTTTTATTTGCCCGAGGTCGGGTAACACTCGGTCCGTGTCCGAGGTGTGGTACAAAAAAAGAACGTGCCTGCAACACGTTCAATGAGTGACGATATTACGCCTTTCTGTTATCTACAACGAAAGAGAATATAGAACCATTCTTCGGGTAAATGCGTACACCATTTTTCGTGATATACTTACAGAATACGCGAACAACGCCATTCTCCTTTTGATTTCTATTGGATTTCATGCTAACACCTCCTTTCTGGCTATGCTCAACCGCTTTATTGCGGTTGGCGAGTTGTCTGCTTCCGACAGACAACGAAAAAGCCCAAAGTGCAGGACAATGGGCTTGTTTCTTTTCTCGGCGAGAAGAGATAGAGGCATCGGAAGTTTGCCTCGGGAGGTGTTAGCTCCAATAGAAATCACTGCAAAAGTACTAAACAATCAAATACGAAACAACAAATGAACGACAATTAACAATAGCAAAAAATCATAAGCCCTCTCTGCAACGCCACAATTTAATAACTTAAACTTAACGGATTGACTTTTAATGGTGCAGTGGTGTCGGCAGCGCGTGGTTCGTGGCCACGGAGGGCGCAATTTTAATGAGAAATAATATGACTACAAAACAAGTTATTCACGCCCTGCATCTGCACCAGAAATGGCGCAGAGGGGCAATTAGCGAGATGCCGCTGACGGCAAAGGAATATGGTGAAGCCTTGGACGAGGCAATAAGACTGCTTAGACAATATGACAAACAGCAAGACGGGGCAGTGCGGTGATTGCATGAGGTTCGCCAAAGGACGATGCCCGAAATTCTTTTCTAATTCTGTGCGCACCGCGTGCAATGGTTTCACACATAGCAAATCAGTAACTAAAAATACACACTTCGATAAAGTATAAACATTATGACATTCGACGAATACCAAGAACTTGCAATGACTTTCTGCACAAAGGAAAGCAACAATTTACCATACATGATACTCGGCCTTAACGAGGAAGTAGGAGAACTTACAGGAAAGCTTGCAAAAGCAGTACGCAAAGGACTGCTAAAGCCTGACCTTACCTTTGACGAGGACAACGTGAGTGAAGAACATTTTGAACTCATGGACAACATTACAAAGGAATGTGGCGATGTACTATGGATGCTCGCTGGGGTACACTCCGTTCTTAACAAACGGCTCGAAACTACTGCGCATCTGAATATACACAAACTTACAAGCCGCAAAAAACGAGGCGTCATCGTCGGGGAGGGCGATAACAGATGAGCAAAGATTGGAATGGAGGATTTAATTCCATTTTCAAATGTCTCGGCGCAAGCTCGCACACTGAAAAGGAACGCGAGCCTAACGACTACTATGCCACAAGCCCTGAAGCAATAGACATGCTGTTTGAAAGCAACAATTTCGTTAGGCCAAGATTTGTTTGGGAGTGCGCATGCGGTGAGGGACATCTTGCAAAACGACTTGCTGATTATGGCTGCAACGTCTATTCGTCAGACCTCGTTGATAGGGGGTTCGGCACAGGTGGCGTTGACTTCCTTAAACAGGTTGAAATGCCATTCCGTAACGTTGAAAGATGTATTATCACTAATCCACCGTACAAATACGCTATGGAGTTTATACTTCATGCGCTTGCCTTGCTTGAAAATGGAGAACGAGCTGTGTTCTTCCTAAAGACAAGTGCGCTTGAAGGCAAGAAAAGATACGAAAGATTATTCAAGCCTTTCCCTCCTAAAATGATTTACCAATTCAAAGGGAGGGTCATCTGCGCAAAAAATGGCGATTTTGAAAACATGAAGAAGGTCGGCAGTGCGGTTAGCTATGCCTGGTTTGAATGGGTCAAAGGTTATAATGGTGTCACTAATATATGCTGGATATAATAAAAAACATAGTTCAAATGAAAAAGGAAAAACACGAAATTAGCAACAATGAGCTTTTACACAAATGTTTAGACAACTTCGATGCGGAACACGTCAACTTCATCTTGGAAGCAGCACTGTTAAACGTATCAAGCTTGAAACAAGGAATGGACGACAGCCAACTCCTCATTGTCGTAAATTCTGTATCAGAATTGGCAATAGAACTTGCAAATGCAGAAAACAGAATTACGACTATAAAAAGATTGCTTAATTCAACGAAGTAATAATTGCGTATGAAAAATTCCGAATTAGAATTTAAGCTAAAGGAAGTTCTACCTAAATTCAGTGCGCAATTCCAACAAAAAATGCTGCACAGCATCGAATTGCTACGTAAGGCTGAACGGCTTGCCAAGTCCTATGACAAAGAAAATGGATACTTCCTCGCTTTTAGCGGAGGAAAGGACAGCCAATGTCTTTACCACATTGCGAAGTTGGCTGGCGTGCAATTTCAAGCGCACATGAACCTTACAAGCGTCGACCCTCCCGAAGTAATCCGTTTTGTTCGGGAACAATACCCTGACGTGGAACTTGCCAAACCACACGACAGTATTTTTAATGTGGCTATAAGGCGTAAAATCTTGCCTACCATGCGTGTGAGGTGGTGCTGCGAGGAATACAAGGAAATGGCTGGAGCTGGAAAGGTTACGCTCATTGGCATAAGAAAAGCTGAATCGGTACGAAGAGCTAAACGCAATGAAGTCGAAATAAACAACCACTCTTTTAGTGGTACATTAGACGAACTTGAATATTACCGAAACAAAAAAACTGCGAAGGCCAAGCAACGAAAAGCACAAAAGAATGGCGAAGGCGTGACCATAGTCAATGCCGACGGTGAGCGTGTCCTTGGTTGTATCAGAGGCAAGGAGTCGCTGCTTATTTCGCCTATCATTGAATGGACAGACAATGAGGTGTGGATTTTCCTCAATACGCTCGGCATAGCTCATTGCGAACTTTACGACCAAGGCTATCACCGTATAGGCTGCATTCTCTGCCCTATGAGTTCTCCAAAGCAAAAAGCAATAGAAATGATGCGATGGCCTCATGTAAAGCGCAACTGGATTAAAGCCATCAAAGCTATCCGTGCTGGGGGGGGTATTTCAAAAAGAATATATCTGGTGGAACATCAAACGCGACCTCATTCCGTGCGACAATCGCAGAGGATTGCTCAGGAAACAAACCGCACAAGAAATCAACCCAAAGAAGCCACACATGGGTTTTCTGATAGCTCCTCGCCTGACAGCTTGACAGAGGAGCAACAAAACGAAATAGCTGAAAACATCTTTGATTGGTGGGTCTCTGGCAAATCATACAAACAATGGTATGCAGATAAATTTATACACCTCCATATAAATTTTAATGACTGAATACACACATTATAGCAAAAAGCGTGACAGAACGTCACGCTTTTTTTGTTTATTCAAAACTCTCCATATACCGCCATATCTTGTTGCAGGGCGCATCTTCATCTTCAAAGAAAAACGCATGACCGGTCTCTATAATCAAGTCTGGCGTCAACGTCTTGCACAAGTCGGCATAAGCCGCATTAAACGCTACATACTTGTCGTAGTCCGTTACACAAGGCTTAAACTGCAACCCTTTCGTGGCTTCAAGCACCTGCTCCAGGCTCCAGTGCGGCCCGTGATGCTCCGCGCCGTCTTTAGTAGTGTAGTATATGCGGCTGACAGCCTTCTCTGCACTCTCCTTATCGAAGTGCTTGCACTTGCCACCACCCTTGCAAAATACCATATATAATCTTCCCATAATCATCATTTCTTAAATTCGTTGATAAAATCGCGAAGTACAGCACCAAGGCTCTTCACCTCGTTTTCAATGCCCTCAATCCGCTTGTCTTGCGCACGCTTCTCCGCAAAGGCAGGATTAAGCTCCTCCATTAACTGACTACAATCTGTAACCGTTTGCTTGTGCCGCTCAACCTGTGACAAAGCCTCCTCGCTTGCAGCCTTTAGTGCTTCCACCTCTCTTAGTATTCCGTCCTTGTCGGTTGACAATACAAGATGCCCTGCATACGTTATTGTTGCAGTTTCGGGGATTGTGTATGTCTTAGTAGCACCATCTGCCTCTATGGTTATGTCTACCACAAGGCCAGTCGGCTGCGCGCCAAAAGCCTTGGCTTGGCTATTGTCGTAGCGTGGAACTGCAACACTCACGGCCTTGCCTTGGTAATACCTTGCGCCCTCCTTGTCAAGGAAATATATCGGATAACCGATTTTTATATCTTTGAATAGCATTATTTCAACGTGTTAGTAGCACGTGGGGCAATCACCTCCCCACGTGCTTGTTATTACTTCTCTTTCGACCTCTTCCGAGACCTCGCGAAAAAGCTATTGTTGTCAACCTTTTCGTTGGCGTCAATAGAATGGTCATCAGTGGTTATTTCCGTTTTGGAAATAGCCCCTCCTCATGTCGTTGCAGTTGTAGTCTTGCCCAAAGCTGCAATCAGTGCGGCAGTCTGGCTCTGCTGCGACAACTCCAATCTCGCGTCTTGATACTTGCGGTCAATGTCAGCATACCAATGATTGTTCAGCGCATCAATTATACGCTGCGTGTTGTCCTGTCCTGCACGGATTACATCGCACTTGTCCTGCGACATCTGGTAGCCAACAGAGCTAAATCCGCGCTCCACAGACGAGTTTACAAAATTAAGGCTCTGCTGCAAGGAGTTGGTCTGTCCTTGTATTGCGAGCTGGTTCTCGTATCCCATCTTGGTGATGTTGTTCTGCGTGTTGCAGCAACAATTCTGTATTGCCTGGATTACAGCTGCATTACCTCTCTCCGCTGCGTTGATTACACGCTCGGCAGAGAAGCCTACCTGTCCGCTTACATTGTCAATAGCGGAACGAACTGCACATACGCCTTGCTGCAACTGATTAAAGTCGCAATTAAGGTTTGCACCCAGCGTGGTCAAGGCATCGTTATTGCCCTTGATAGCCTGCATCAGCAGGTCGGAGTTGTGGTTGTCTGCCATCTGCGAGCGCAAAGATTGGATTTGGCCCTGTATCTCGGCATCTTGCAGACCATTGCGGTTGTTGCCGAACCCGAAGCCATTGCCGCCGAACATGGCGAGGAAAATAAGGTACAAGAACGGATTACCTCCAAGGCCACCGTTCATCATAGCAGCCAGTGCCATAGGGTCATTGCCCTTGTTGTTCGCCATTGCCGCATAAGCAAGCGCATCATTACCTCTGTCGCAACAGATTACTTTCTCTACATTGTCCATAATTATTTGAATGTATTAAGTCGGTCGGGGAATATCCCCCGATAACGCAAAGGTGGTGACAAGTTGCTTGTGAGTTGCTTGTGAGTTTTGTTTGTTGTTTGTGAGTTGTTTGTTAAAATCAGTCTGTCAACTCTTTACTAATAATCATTAAATCCTTGCAAATGCCAGCATGCAGTCGTAACTTTGCAGCACACTAAAATCACTCGTTATGAATACATTCGAAAAGAAGCACCTCACCGAAATCGTGCTTTATATTCTTAACAAGACACACGGGTTAGATTACTACCACGTCTTCAAGGTTATCTACTTCGCTAATTTATCCATGCTCACTAAGTGGGGCATGAAAATGGTTGAAGACACATTCTGTGCGCTTCCAGACGGGCCAGTACCATCATCACTCTACGATTGCATCAAAAAAGATTATAGACGCGACAAGGAATTGTCAGATATGCTTGACGCAAGCATAACGTACGGAACAGACGACTCTTATTATTTTCTTACCGCCAAGAGAGAGGCAGACACTGAATATTTGTCAGAAGCTGAAATGGAAGAACTTGACAAGTCTATCCGCGAAAATGCCTATATGCCGTATGGCAAATTGCGCGAAAAATCACATGGAGTAGAATGGCAAAGAGCGTATAACAGCAGCGGCCGTAAGGAGATGAACGTCTTAGGCATGGTGAAAGACGTAAACGACGATAAAGAACTATTATCCTACATAGAAGAAAACCTCGAATTTGACAAAATCCTCGCATAATGAATAACCAACTTAATATAGGCGATGTTCATTACGTGGAAATGGACGAGAGCAATGGTATAACACCAAGAGACGGATATAACACACGAAGAAAGTACTTCATAATTCTTGGGTTCGATAACAGAGGTAACGCCATCGGAGGTGTTGTCATCAATTCAAAGATAAATACTCGCATGGGATATTTGTTTACGGACTACCTAATGCCTATATCTGTATCACAATGCTCATGCCTAAGGCATAATTCATTTGTAAATTGCACGAAATTAAAGACCGTCAGAATTGATGCACTGAACGAACACACGTATCAATGTTCCCTGGAAGGAAGAACTTGTTAGCACAATTAAAGCAACACTTCTTAATAGCCCAACAACGAACCACGCTCTAAACAGAAATTTCGGATTAGAATAAAATAAGCGAACATTATGGCGATAATAAATAACATCACTCCGTTTGAGGCAACGCACCCAGTTGAATTGATTAAGGATGAGTTGAAAGCTCGTGGAATGAGCAAAAAGGAACTCGCCACGCGCATGAACATTCAGCAAGCAAATCTTAGCAGATTGCTCAGAGGTGGCACATCTATATCTGTGGATATAGCAAGAAAACTTGAACAAGCTCTTGATATTCCTGCTGACTATTGGAGAAGCCTGCAACTGCAATATGACAGAGATTGCGCTGCAATAGCACAAAGAGAGAAGAAGAACGGTCTGCAATAACAGTTGAAACAAGCCTGCACAACGTATTAAATCTTCATTGACAGGCTTAAGGACTACATACAACCAATCATAAGCCAAAGGCCACCAAATCCAGGTGGCCTTTACTCATATTGGCAAGGAAACGGATTTCCTCACCTCCTCCCTCATCACCCGTGCAGCCAGCCCCTTTAGCCTGTACCTCGCACTATTCTTAAGCGAGTTAACTCTCTGCTGACTCATGCCGCTAAGGAATGCAATATCACCCTCGCTCATACCAAGCTCCATCAGTACGTCAACAAGCACCACGCGCGCCACCACACACCGCTCCGAGCGGCAGTTTGCAAGCGCATCAAAGTCAAGGCCGCTGGCTTGCATCACGGCTTCAACTGCAAAATCAAAAATCTGTTGTAATTGTTCCATTGTTTCATAAGTGATTTTGTTTTGTAAAAATTAAGCACAAAGGCAAGCACGGAACACATCACCATGCGCCCATGCTTGCCAAACAAACAACCCAACAAAATCACTTATACTTACTATATATGTTGTAATATAACAACACGCATATTACTATGATAAACAGACCGCCAACGGCCCGAAGCCTCCACCTTGCAGGAGGCTTCTCAACCTTTGTCACCGCATCACGCACCATAGCCTTGTGGCTTGTGCTGTTCGTGCGGTGTGTGCGGCATGACACATGACTGCTCGCACTAAGAGCGTCCTTGTTGTGATACACGCTTCTGTCGCGATACACATACTTAGTCAGCACCTTGCCAGCTGTGTCCACCACAACATAGGTGGTCATGCGCTCCGCTACACTGTCCACACTTTCCAATTTGGAAACTGTCACAATCGTATCGCGCACCATCACGCTGTCGGTCTTATACACTATCAGCGTGTCGTGAGTGCGCTCAATGCTCTGCGCAACCTTGCGCGCGCAACTGCTGTGCAAGACAACTGCACAGATAATCACGATTAAAAAACCACTAACTCTACGCATATTTTTGGTTATATTTGTTACCTTTGCAGTGACCATAAAAAAAAGTATTATTAGAACACTTAACTGCCGCACGGGGAAACTTGTGTGGCAGTTTCGTATTATACGAACTTGTTATAAGCGAAATGACCAACCCGATTAAGCCACCCCTTCAAGAACACCTTCTGACTCGGATTCTTGGCAGCTCTTGCCTTATAAAAAGCTATCCTGTCCTGCTTCAATGCCCCGAACAATGGCAGCGGACTACGCGTATTTACCGCTTGCAAGGTCTGCTTGCCCATGATGCCATCGGCAGTAGTCTTAACTATCCGCTGCAAGTGCGTTACGGCCGTCTTGACTCCGCTGTTATAGGCCCAGTCCACAAGAATAAAGGCCACACTCTTGTCCTGTATGTAGTCCGCCTTGCACTTGTCCCAGTAGAATTTCTTAAAAATGTACTCCCACTCCGCATCAGTAATGCGCTTCAAGTCCTCTATCGTCTTGTTCTGTCCAAACACACTGCGGTAGGTGGTCAATGTCACGCCCTTATTAGTCGGCCCTCCCTTGTCAGCCTTTCTGTTGCAATAGCCGCCCTCGCGCTCCAGCACAAATGCCGCTAATTCTTTCCAATTTTCCATACGTCTAAACTTATTTTTCTTACCTTTGTAGGTGTTAATATTTTTGTTTTGACAAGGTTATGTTGAGGGGTTGGTGCGTTGTGAAACGCGCCAATTTTTATTTCAATTCTTGTTCAATCACATCTCCGATGTCAGCATCTTTCTTCTTGATGTAAGCCACGAACAACCGCTTAATAGAGAAACGCTTCTTGATGCCGTGAATGTCGCACACATGACCATAAATGCTGTCGAACTCTATCAGCAATGCTACCGCACCGCCTATTGCTCCGCCTATCACGCTGTTGCCTATGCCGAATGGCTCTAAAATGCCTTTAGATAGTAGTAGCCCGAAGATGATAAAGTTGATGTATTCAAGGAACTTCACAATCGTTCTGCGCAATGCGCGCGAGAGCCTGAAATCTTCCTTACGCACCTTTACACTCGCTGTAAGGCCGCTCCAAAAGTCGGTAAAGACAAGTACGATAATAAAAAGCACGAGCCACCGCAGGTCGAACAACACTTGCAGCAATTCTTCGTAAAAAGTGCCAGCAAGCATCGCTCCGCTTGTCACCAGCACAGGACTTCCTCCGCTTGTGCTTACTGTTCTCAGCATTCACCCTCCTTTCTCCTTATATAGGCTTCTATCTCTCTCGCAACTTCAACTATCTCATCTGGCTTTATGTCGCCGCGAGATGCTGCTATCTTTACGCACTCAATCCTAATTTCTTGTAGTCTGTTCATTATAATCCGAGTTTTGCTTTTATCTTGTTCAATAGTTCTTTGTCCGCTGCCGTCATCACACCAGCCTTTGCGGTTGTCGCAGCCGAAATGCTTAATTCTCGCGTGCCGCCAGTCGTGAAAATCGGGGTGATTATCTTTACCTCGGTGGCGGTGGAGTTCTGCTCGCGCAGGGCAAAAGCGTCAAGGCGTGAATATATGTCGTAGCGCAACAGCCCATTGCCGCCAGTCCAGGCATTCGGCAGCATAACCTGGCTGTAATTCTCCTCTGCCGTGTCATTGTTCGCACCCCAATGCTTAAATCGCAAAAACTGATTGCGGTCGTTGTGCGGATAAATCCAAAATTTAGAGGTTATGAGTGTTTTGGTGTCTTGGTCCGAACCAGCGGAGTAAATGTAACTTGTCTTTGTGCCTGACGCGCCAGTCTGTGCAGTTGGCGGATTGAGTGGCATACTCCATTTGCCCCACTTGCTATTTTGATAATAGCGTACTGCGGTGGTGTAGTTTCCCGTGCCGTTGATTGACCCAAGAGCTGTGTTGTCAGCGTTCAATGTTATTGAGCCAGTTATCGTCTGCATAAGCACCTTCTTGTCAACATTAAGCACCGACAATGTTACTGTCAGAGGAATGCCAAAACACTTGAAATAATGCGTGCCTTGCCCAGTACTCGCTCCCATTCCGTTGAGCTTTGTATTGAGCGCATCAAGCGTGGTAAGATTGTCTGTCACGGGGTGCAGATAGCCTCCAAGCGCACTTAGCAAGGTCTTGTCAGTAGCTGTCATCACGCCTGCCTTGGCAGATGTGGCCTTAGTGAGTTCAAGTTGCTTGTTGCCACTGGCGGCAAAGTTTGTGTAGTTGACAATCACCTTGTCCGTAGTACTCTGACCTTCTTCAAGATTGTTGTTTAGAATGCGAGCAAACACATACTTATCCATCAGTCCGTCTTGGTTACGGTTTACCAAATGGCATAACAATACTTGGCTGAAATTGGTTTGCTCGGTGTCGTTGGCTGCGCCCCAGTTCTTGAATCGGAGGAACAAGTTACGGTCAGTGTGTGTGTAGGTCCAAATCTTGCTACTCAACACAGTGAGAGGGTTATCACTATCACCTTTCGAGTACACGTAATTTGCCGTAGTCCCCGATGCACCGCTCTGCACTGTTGGGGGCGTCATCGGAGTATTCCAACTGCCCCACTTGCCGCCTTGATAGTAACGAACCGCAATAGCCAAGTTGCCAACTGTGTTTATTGACGCAATGCTCGTCTTTGCCGAGTTGAACGTAATACTGCCTTGTATCGTCTGCATTAACACGCTGTCACCCACATTCAGATTGGCGAACGTCACGAACAGCGGAATGCCAAAACACTTCATGCGGTGCAAACCTTGTGCAGTTTCCGCGCCAAATGCGTCAAGCTCTTTGTTCAGCGCATCAATAGTCGTTACATTATCATGCGCAATGAGCCATTCTGCGGTATTGGCCAATGTTTTGCGCTCTGAGGCGTTGACAAGTCCGTTCCTTATCGTTGAATAGGGTATGTATTTATTCTCCCCGTTATCGTTTATCACGACCATCTCGCTGCCCGTTAGACTCGTGTCCTGCGGCAGCGATTTTAGTACATCTTTGAGTTTTACTGTTGCCATAATATTTAAGTGTTATCCTATGTCACCGCCTGGGTTAGAGGGTTTTGTAGGTGTTACTAAGTTATTTTTCCACCCAAATTGGTTTAGGTATTTTTTGTCAAATATTGGGTCGTTCCGTTTAATATCAATAGTTCCATTTGATACTTCTTGGCTTATACTGCCTTTTTCTGCGACCCAGTAAAAACTTCCATCACTTTCTATTGCACCAGTCAGAACCGCGGTTGTTCCATTAAGGATGTTGTAAGAACTCTGCGAAATACCATTGCCGCCTTTTACCTTAATTTTAGAACCATACGTTTTTACTGCTATATACCCTGCTCCTGTCTTGTTGATAATGTAGAACTTATAGTCAATAAAAGCCAAGCTTTCCGCATAATCGCTTGCTTCTTTGCCATACGGAGGCAGATAAATAATCGGATGGGTTTCTGGAAGATACGAGATTAAGAGTATCGGATTGATACTAAAAAAACTCGGCTTCCATTTGGTGTCACCTTTATCTTGAAAAAAAACATTCTTCCATTCCTCTTCATTCCTTATCTGTGTTAACCCCTTTAGGTATGAGCCTTCAAGCAATCCGTTAACTTTGCCACTCTCGCAGATGATATTCCCACGAAACGAATACTTCTCGTTCTTCGGGTCAATTATCACACGGCAGATGTCCTTGGAGATGCCATACAGCCCAACCACATTCGTGTCCTTGCCACCAAGGTCAAAGCCCTCACCACTCATGGCAATACCTGTAAACTTGCCCTCCGCGTCTTTCGTGCCAAATGCGGCATTCTTCGCGGCCACATAATCCGCACCAAGTTCGGTGGTCTGTCCGTCCCACTGACGCACCCATGATGGCATATTTATCTTGTCTACCGCAATACCAACAATATCGTTATCGCTCCTCGTCCATGCACTTGCAGCCTTGCCGACTTCAAGCTTCGGCTCTGTAACGTAAACACACGGAATAATCGGATGGATTTGCGGAGTAAACTTCTTCATGACTCGGAACAAACAAAGGCAAGTTTCAGGCAAATTGTCAGAAGTCTTGAACGTCACTGTGTGACGAGTCCACGAATATGTTGGCTGGAATTTAACACCACCATCTTTTGGTGTGTCTTGTTCCTTTCCGTCCACAATCATTTTTTCTGTGGTATCAACCATTGTAAGGCCATTTTTGTCCCATGTCCACAGATAGGTATAGACAGGTCGCTCCACGATTGTACCAAGTAAATAAAAAGATAGCGTGTACCACGTAGATGGTGATATTTGATTTTTGACATTCTGCTGGAAAAAGTCAACATCAATTTCTTTAATCAGTGATTCTACATTCACTTTTTGCTCAGTTTCTACCTTTATCGCCCCATGTCCGTCCAACCCCTCGTCCCTTGTGCCTTCCAAAGCAAAGGTCTTGTCTGGATTTGGCACATTATCAAACGTTTCTTGCTTAAACTCGGTATAGTCAAGCAAGTTGGGACGCATATCCTGCCCGTCCGCACCATCTTTTCCAGGCTCACCATCTTTCCCAGGCGTGCCATCTTTGGCCATATAGCTCACGCTGTAAGAGTACGTGCCATCGGGCCATTTCGTGCGCGTCCACAGATATTTGCCCACTTCCGATGGCGGCACGCTGTTTAACCATGTCCCCGTTGGCGCATTAACTCCGCTGCTGCCTATCTGATAGGTCACATTGCTCTTACTGTTCGCGCCCCACTTTATAACCACATCACTGCCAATCGTCACAACACCAGTTGCAGGGTTGTACGTTATAGCTCCTCGCCCAAGGTCAAAATAGCCATCATGGTCAAAGATATAGTTGTCTTTTCCAGTCTCATCATCAAAAGACACTATCGTACCTTTTCGCATATAGAGTCCAAATGCTTCACTATTAGGTATGCGGCCCAAACTGCAAACTATCTTGCCAGAAAACGACTTGGAGTTTACGCCATTGAGCAAGTCAATGGTCGGCACACCGTTTTCGGTGGCATGGAGGTATATCGCATTCTGCCGACTCGTGTCGGTGGTGTTGCCATACTGCACAATCTCGTCACCAGCCGCAGGCAAGTTCATCGGCCCTCCATCGTTTGACACCCATTCCGTAACTTCGCTCTGCTTGATTGTGCCCGAGAATTCGCTTGCCATGACGGTAAACCAACCCTCCTTCATATTCGCGCTCTCAATCTTCACCCAGTAGCCCTTTATGCCCTTGGTCACGCCATCAGAGCCTACCTCCACACGCTGACAGCGGATAAGGTCATTCTTCACAAAGCCGCCATACCCATGAGTAGCTTCGCCTTCAAGCTTAATAAGGTAATATTGGTTTCCGTGTTCATCGGTACGCAGACTTACTTCCTTCACCTTGCCGCACGCCTGGCTAATGCCGAGTGAGCCGCATATCGCACGCACTTGGTCTATTATCAGCTCATGGGCTATAAAGGCTTTGCGCACCTTTACATTGTCTATTTCAAGCGTATATTCGGGGCTTTCTTCCGAGCCGCTGTTGAATATCTTCCACCCATGGCCCATGAAGTCCGAAGCAAAGTATTCTTGCATCTCGCACACCACCTTGCCGAAAGCGTTAAGCACCTTGTTTCCTGTGCTTCTTGCGCTCCCCACAAATCCGTTGAACCATGTGCTAAGTAATCTTGCCATATCTTTTATGTTAATTCTTCGTATTCTGTTATGCCGTCGGCTGCACCAACATTGGTCGAAAATGCGTCTATTCCTTTGTTGAATGTTATCTTTCCGCTCGCTTCATCATCACCCACCTTTGACAGGAAGTTCAGATAGCCATATCGCGAAATTTGGTTCAACAGTATAGTGCTTGAAGTCCCTTCGCCTGTCGAAGCGTCCATCATTGTTGGCAACTGCCCGACACTTCTGTTGACGCTTACAGCTTTCTTGTCATCTTGCAATGATATTTCTACCAGGGGTATCAGACTGTCTTCAGACTCTGTTATCTTCAAATTGCTTATAAATATACTCGACGCAATACCTAAATCCGAAGCTTCGTCAATCTCCATTCTGTCGCCCTCTTTTATGTTTGTGTAGATACTTTTCGCGCCTAAACTTACATTCGCATCATGCTGCCTGGCTATCCACAAATTATCTACCACTGGGGTATACGAGAATTTTGTCTTGTCGTTCTCCTTTAGGTAGAGCAACGCGTATTTGAGCAAGCGTTGCGAAGCTGCCTTATAGTACACGTCGGGCATCTTGATATTCAGTATCACAAACTCGTCGCCACCTGCTATCGGACTTTGAGAGTTCGGGTATAGGATATTCAAATCGTTGTCTGATTTCCTTATAATCGTCAGCTTGTACTTGTTGCCGTCTCGTATGCAGTTTTTTATGTCAAATGTACGGCCAACACACTTCCCACTTTTCAAATAGATGTTTGGCGTTTCCGAACCCGTGCGGTAATCCCAAATATTAAAACCTAAGTCCTTTATCCACACAAAGGTTTCTGAAGCTTGCCCTGTATTATAGTCGCTGTCGCCGTTGTCCTCTATTTTGGACGATTTTGCCACTTGATTTAACTTGCCGTTGTCGCCATCGTCCAACACAGGATATATGCCAGCCTTGTTCAAATCTTCTACCGTCATATCCTCTATTGAAGGATAGACGTTGTAGTCGGTCACTTCGTTGTCAGTGCCATCAATGTACACACTGCCCTCTCTAAGACCAGCTATCTTCTTTTGAGGACTTTCTATGTACACGTCATTGCTCGTCACTATAAGTTTGTAGCCTTCATAAGCCTTGTCCACATAACCGCAGTCTGTCTCTCCAGCACCATTCGGGAAACCTGGGAGCATAAGCCTTGTGATTGCCATGTTATTTGGATAATTGGCCGATGTTATTTCGCCCTTGTGGTTTTTTACTATATAGTTGTAGTTCAAAGTTGAAGTACCTCCGAATGACAAGGTGACTCTCCCTCCCGACTTGTATTTGAGCATGTAGTCATAGAAACTCTTGTCTCTTACTGCATAACTATAAGTTTTCTTTCCATCGTTCTCTGATGCGAATACGGTGGCATATACCACTTTGTTTCCATCGTAGGTTATCGAAAGTGTCGGGTTCGCATATCTGTCAAATATCATCATATCCTCATTTCGAGGAGCATTCTTAACATTGCAACTATATGACAATCCGTCTTGTGCCCATTTGTCGTGTAATGTTATCTTTATTACATTATTATACTCAAAAAATAATAGCTCAACGTCCGTCGGTACTACATACTCTCGCATTATTTTCATGCACAGGTATTTGTAGTAGTTTGTTGGCACATTGGTAGTGTTACCAAAAGCACGCAAACGGGTTATTACTTTCTGATTGGTGTCGGAAGCACGAGTTATCGACAACAACCCACGGCCTATGCCACAACTGAACACATGGTCTATATTATTTGACGTAGTGCCTATCGTGACTGTCCTGTCGCGGATAATGAAATTGGTCTTGAAAGTGGTGTTTACAAGCAAAAGCGCGTCCCAAACGGACTGATTGCTGATACTTATTTGTATGTCCTTGCGAGAATCTTCATAGGTCTTGTCTATCTGGATAGTCCACACATTCTCGCCATAAACCCTGTCAAGGTTGGCTTGTATTCTTTCTGCAAGGTTCTTTACGCCCTCGCAGTAAAACGAAAAGGTGGGGAGCGCGGTCCAGTGTATGTTGTTGTCCTTCTTCACCACGTCGAGGAAGTCGCATCTCACAAGCTCGTCTGACACGGACATGAACTGCACGTTTTCATACGCAAAGGCATTCTTTGAACCGTTTCTCGAGCATTGCTTCTTCGACGATGGCAGCACGTTGAGATAAAAACGTTCAAGTCGGTAATCTATATAATCACCGATTTCAAAATTTATAGGCGCATGGCTCTCAAACGTGATAGTCAAGGAGCAGCTGCCCATGTATTCGCCGTTGTATTCAACTCTCTTGGTAGTCGCCTTTACCGTCTTGCCGTCAGAGCTGTATACCTTCCACTCTCTTGTCATATCTTGTCTGTGATTATATTGTTGCCCTTGTCGTCTGTTATCAGATTGCCGTTCTCGTCTACAATATAGGTGTAGAAGTCCTCGTACATTCTTTCATACTTGGTCAAGTGAAACTTTAACGTGTATTCTACAATGTCTCCAGCCACAGGGTCTGAAAACACGTCTATATCTGAAATGCCCGTGAAATAGCAGGCACCCCAACCTTCTTCCGTATAAGAGCAATAGACTGCAAGAAAGCCGCTGCGCAGATAGTTCAAAAGTTGTATCTCCGTGTTTGTCCACGAGCCTTCCGTGCCTTTATAGCATAACTTGACCTCAAAATCCGCGCCTCCGAAATGCAAACCGTCTGTGGGTATGTACACGTCCTCTCCTTCGGTGTCTTTCCACTCGTTTTTAGGCAGCTCTTTCGTCTCCCACGATGGCATAGTCACCTCCAAAACGCCAGAACTGAAGTTATTGGCGAGGCTCTTCCGTATTTTCTTGGTGTTTACCACCAACAGGTCGTATTTCGCAGTCATATCATTCTCTTTTTACGCAAAATGCCCGATTTGGTGGCACTTCTGTTTCACCAAAACGGACATCTTAACCACTTTGCAAATATACAAATTACATTGAATATATGCAATTAGAAGGAATAATTATACATTTTCGGAAATCTCCTCGTTGACTTCTTCTTTCGTCTTTACTTCGTCAATTATTTTCTTGTTCTCTTCGTCGGTAACTTCTTCTGACTCTCTTGTTTTCATGTAGTGGTCCACAATCCTCAAGATGTCTTCTGTAACGTCTGCGTCAACAATGTTTGAAACGCAATAAACAGACGTTACAAAGGCTACTGCGGCATTCAAGTCATCTTCGGTACGTTCCTCACCGAACACGCATGAGTACAACAGGGTGTGTCCCATCGTGCCAGGAGCATAGCCTATATACCACTGCTTCGACACGGCATATACGGTGATGACACCCGTCTCTTCGTCAAGCATGTACAGAAAATTGTCAATCTGCACGTTCTTTACCTCTTTCTGCTCGGCATTTGCTGCCTCATTCTGCTCGGCATTTACTGCCTCGTTCTTTTCTTCTGTCATTTCTTCTTTATTTTATAGTTAAACAAATCATACGCCATCACCTGCGACATCTTCAAATTCTGCATCATCTTGCAGCTTCCATGCCTCCAGTGACAGCTCATTGGCAGTATAGGCTTCCACCTCTTCGCTGAAGCCGTACACCTTGTATTCTATCCCTGTCGCTGACCTTCTTCTGTTCTGGCCGCCAAAGCCCAGCCTTGTCATGGCCCTGCCAAAGGCAACTTGCGTCACGTCCTCAAAACTGTTCTCATTGCAGAATGTTTCAAGGCTTTTCCTCATCGCGGCAGAGGCTACCCATCTCGGACGCTCGCCCTCAGCTCTCGGCGATGATGAAAGATGAAGGTGCATGACCCATGCCAAAAGTGGGTTGCTCATACCGATGGACATCAATTTCTGACGCTCGCCGTTCTCACTCCTCGGGAACTTGTAGCCATGAAGCTTCAAATATCTGCCACCCCTCACTATCCAGTTCAGTATGCCAGGGTATTCTTCTTTCAGTTCCTCACCAAGGCTCTTGTTCTGCAAATGCTCTGGTATTGTCTCATTGAATATCAAATACAGGAAACGTCTGAAAAAGCCATAGCTCTTGTCACTCGTCACTGGCAGATTGTTGAAGTTGAATATCTGCCATGGCACATTGGTTATTGTGAACACATTGCCCCTCAAAAATCTCGCGTGCTGCTCCTCGCCACTGATATAGCTCTTGAAAGCCGCCTCCTTGCCAAACAGCTCCCTCTCACTTACCTCACCACTGTAATTTATATATTTGCCCACAAGCTGGCATCTGGCACGCATGCCCTCATCACCATCTTTCAATATCGCACCAATACCCATGGTGCTGATATTTTCCGCACCATAAACACCACGCACAACGTCGTTTATCACGCTCTTGCCATTAGAGCCATTGCCATACAAGGCCAAACAGTTCTCCACCTTAGCACCCATCTCACGCCTGTTCATGGTTGTCAAACCCAAAAACATCTGCAACAACAACCTGCTGTTCTTCTCTGGCAACACCTGCTTCAAGAAACTCTTCCACAACGGACAATCTGCCTTTGGGTCAAAGTCGTAGTCGTGCAAATAAACCACGTCCCACTGCTTGCCAAAAGGACGTATGTCACCAGTCGTCATGTCTACAACGCCATTGCGGAAAGCACGTATGTTGAACCTCGGGTGCAACTCACGCTCCATTTTCACCGCCAAACGTACCTGCTCACGCAACATGCCCATCTTCGAGCGGACACCTGCATGGACACTCATGCGCTCTGTCAACTTCACCAAACTCCAATACAACAAGTCTGAATCCACTGGCTCGTATATCTTGCCGTTGAAACAATAATAACGACCACCAAACCACGCAAACATACTGTGAGCATACGTCTGGTATATCTCAAAACCTAACATGGCAGCACGAGCGGCGTAATTCTCACTCGCAGAACATGCTAACTCCCACCTCGGAGCATCACTGTTCTCTACCAAGTCTATCAACAACATTTCTCTATCTATCATACGTTAAATCCTTTAACATATCAACTTTTCTGCCAAAACAGCTGACAAATACCGATTTTCCGAGCTTTTCCTGCCTCCAAAAAACACCATTTTTCAACCATCTCGCAATTATTCAAAATGGAATACTTTAACTCTCACAGTATGGAAAAACAGAACACTTTGACACTCAAATTATTCCCATTTCCGCACTGAATGTTTAATAGTACCCACCCCGTTAATACCTCGCACTTTCCTTGCAAGCCAAAATATAACTCATGGATAACTATGCAAATATACATATTTTATTCAAAACGCCCAAATATCAATGATTTAGAGTTTTTGACATATACACTAAAACATACACTAATATGCTCCTCAACTTACATTTCGTTGTTTTTTACTATGAGTGTACCTTTTTATAAAATGAACGATTTACCCGAAAATCAAGAAAACACAAAACACAAGAAAAAATAGAAATATATAAGGTACGAAAAATTAAAAAAAATAGACGGGAGGTGACATTCTTTCGATACGCCCGCACAAAAGGGGGTGGTATGGGGTATTTTGCTATGTTTTACCCCGTTTTGCATTGTCGTAATGCCTTGAAAGTCATATATTTGCTATATTACACGCATAATATAGCGCAAGGCGTATTTTGTCGCCTGTGGAGGGCTGCAAATGTCAGTGACAGACAAACACAAAGCACACCAACAAACAACACGACACGCCCAGAACATAGCTAAAATACGCGTACCTTTGTGCTTGTGCTTTGCTCTCTTTGTCTGTCTGTCTCTTTGTCTCTTTGTCCCTTTGTCCCTTTGTCTGTCTGTTTTCCCGTCCCGTTTTGCCTGATTATCCGTGTTAACAGTCAGTTAAATTCATACATAGAACGTTAAACGCAAAGATATAGAGAAATTAGTTGCTTGTTTATTTGGTTGTATATTTATTTAGTCGTATCTTTGTAGTACAAAATAAAGGTTGAGGCGTTAACCGCTGCAAAGTACTTGTACATTGCAGTTTTGGAGTAAAAAAGTGCCTTTGGTGGCTGCAACCACCAAAGGCACGGAAAACTACCGAATCGGCAGCGTATTAGAATACGCGTGCAAAGGTAGTATTTATTTCCGAATCTCTGAAATTTTTAATAACTAAATACTACAAATCATGGATAAAGTAAAGACTTTAAGCACCCTTAAGAGGGGCGCAACTAACGAATTAAATGCTTTTTTTGCGAAACCTACGGAAGTTTTTAAGGCACTCCGAGAGATAGCAAAAGACAAAGAAAGTAACCTTTACAGCATTTTGCACGAACTCGAAATTAAACCCTCCAAAATAGGGTTTAACTCTTTCGGCCGTTTTTGCGTTGATTTTTGCGGAAATGCTGAAATAGTTAGCGAGGTAGTTAAATGTGTGGGGGGTGTAACTTACAAAAGCTACACACTTTGCAACAAGACCCCGCAAAGCTATATAAACATACTCGTGCAACTATTGCGAGAAAAAAGACAGCAAGAGGCGAACACAACAAGGTGGCAAAAACACTTTGAGGCACGCACTGCAAAAGAAATTAAATCAACCGAGAAAAGAGAAAAAGCACTTGCAAAAATGGTGGCTGAACTCGTCAAATGTGGTTTGCCCTCCGAAATAGCGAGGGCAAACGCTGAAAACCTCCTTAAAATTGCATGAATTTGTAGACCTCCCATTTTTTGGGGGGTCTAATTTTTGCCCTATATGGTACACGGATTCCGTTCGATTCGGAGTTAGGGCGCAACATATTAAAAAAGCACTTTTTAAGTGCTTGCACGACTGCTAACCGCAATTTGTTGGCACATCGGCCGCGTTGGCTGATAGCTGACAAAGGGCGTGCAAAGTGGGGATAATAGCCGCGTTGGCTACCTACTTATGCACAATCTTTGGCAAATTGTATGGGCGTGGTACGGCTGATTCGCTCTTTGACTTATTGAACAAAAAAATATTGGTTTGCCTGTAATGTATACAGGCATGCACGCACCCCCTTAAATGGTTCGGGGTGCGCGCCGAATCGTCGTAACCATTCGCGTACTATTTTAGTGCGTTGCCGGCCGTTTTAGATAGGTTGAATCTAAATACATAATTATAGACGCATCTGTAATTGATTCGGGTAATTTTGACGGCTTTATACCTTCCTATTTTGTACACAAAATCCGAAAGGGACAAAAGTACACGCGCCCAAATTGGGCCGTATGGTAAAAATAGGGCAAAACTTTTCCCTCGTGTAGGGGTTTTAGGCCGTGCCTTATGGCAAAGAACGGACAAACGACGAAATACAAAGAGAAACGAGTAATTTTTTTGGGTGGAATGGTTAACCACCTGACACATAACACGTGCGTGGGCTTGACCGCGTGCGCGCGTGCGATTATTAACCAATAAATTTTTAGAAAAATGAAAGCTATTGCTATGCTCAACTATGTGACAAAAAACAATGACGTTAAAGGATTCGTTGCGACTGAAGGGAAAATGCGTAATGAACTGCAATTTGACCTCGTTTGCGGTCGCCATTACAACGATAAAACGGTCTTTTTTGTCACAGAAAAACCGCTTGACGGATTTTTGTTTTGTCAGGCCGATGCAGTCTTTGCAAAAGGCGATAAAATCGCTTTTGCATACATCATGGAGGATTAAAAGGCATTCGGGTGTTTGACGCACCCGAATGCTACGAAAACCCAAAAAACCAATGATATGAAAGATTTAGTACTTCTTATTTCGGTTATAGCTTTCGCTATTTCTGTAATGTGTATAAACTTCCTCGCCATTGTGGCAAGTTTAATCCCGTTTTTTAGTGCCTTCATACCAGAGTTGTATGATGGCGCAAAAGAGGAAATGCCGTAATTCTATCGCCTGCAATTTGATTTGTAGGCGATAGCTTTTTATCAACCCAACTAAAACCAATTATTATGAAAGCTACATTAAATTTCAGTTTCGGACAGGTAAAAATGTCTTCACGTCTTGTAGATGGTGATTATCAGTTTTCAGAAGATGAATCGAGATATAACCACCATTACCGTTTTATGGTTAGAATATCGTATGACGGAAAATGTAGATATTTCAGTTATTGGACATCTTACAATGACTGGCGAAACGCAAAAGAGAAACTTGACGAGTCCGACTATAAAAACGCACTAAACTGCATATTGTCGGACTCATACGCTGCACAGAATACTTTTGAGGACTTTTGCAGCGAGTTCGGTTATAGTGATGATAGTATTAAAGCCTTGAAAACATACAGGGCCTGTAAGGGAACTGCTGCAAGACTTAATAGCCTATTCGGCGGATTAGATCTTTCATCGATTCAGAACGAACTCGAAGAAATGATGTAAAAAAACCTGCACACCTTGCAAGAGGTGTGTCGGTACATTGTTTAACTACTTAAAACCAATAAAAATGAAGATTTTTAAGGAAGAGAGTCTGCGCTACTTCGAGTTTTGGGGTGGCGCACGTGAGAATGCGAACGAATTGTCGGATGAACAACTTGACAAACTCGAGTTTATCCTCGAAGACGCCTATCCCGATGGCATAGACGCAACCACATTGAATGACATGATGTGGTTCGAAATCGACACAATCAAAGAATGGTTGGGTATCGAAGACGAGGATGATTAAAAACAGGGTGCGTATTGTCGAAAGTACGCACCCTGCAATTTTAACCCCATAAAACCATATATCATGTTGAAAATATTGAAAAATTATGAGTCCTGGTATTCCGTAGAAGGTCGGGCTATAAAAGCCACAGACGAGGAAAAAGAAAAAATGGAGGAAATAATTTGGAGTGTCTATCCTGATGGGATAGACGATGCTGAAATAACCGACGAATTTTGGCATGACACACTCAATAAATACCTCGGGATAAAATAAAACAGGGTGCGCATTGTCGAATGTGCGCACCTCGCAAATAATAACCCCTAAAACCAAATATTATGACATTAGTAGTAAATACCGACTTTGATGGAGACAAGAAATTTATTGTCGTCTTGTGGACAGGTGTAAGCTATATCCTTCAGGAGTTTGAAGTATACGCATTCAACGAAGAGCATGCTCTTGCATGCGTATTAGCTTTTTGCGAAAAGAAAGGCATTCGCGGCCTGTATATTACAGAAGACCAATTTAGCGAAGACCTTACAGACGAAGAACGGGACGAATTATATTACTACATCGACCCTACGATGGCCGATAGAAAGGCATTCCCTGCATACGTCCGCCTTGAAAATTTTGGAATAGAAAAGGTTTCCTAACCTTGTAGTGTTTTGTGGGCAGTGCGGCTTTATTGTCGCACTGCTGACTTTTATAACCTAAAAACAAACCAATTATGAAAAATTTATCAGAACTCAGCACAAAGCAATTGTTGTCAGTCATTGAAGAAAATCAAACACTTCAAGACAAACTTTATCAACTCATAGAAGATTCGGCTATGTATTGGGTGAACGAAAAGTTGAGCTGCATTCGCGATTCTCTAAAAGATTGGAGCATCGGATTTTATCAGTACAACTTTATCGATATTGCAGACTACGAAATGTTTGTAAACTCTCTGGTGGAGTATGAAGACATTTTCGGCCTTTCTGACAAGTGCGGCAAACTGTTGTCGCAATGCCTGAAGCTACAGGGCAGCAACCTCTTTGAGTATTTTGCCGAAAAGCTGAAAGAATTAATCCTCGATGAGGAATTTAATACCGAAACGGATATGGACTACAACAATAAAGAAATGTTGGAGCACTATGCCGAAACTTATTCGGACCAATTCGATGATTATTTTATTGAAGACGATGGAAACATTGTTCTGCAAACCATTGTCGGACATGTAGCATAACAATGCTTGGGCGTATTTGCACACGCCCAAGCAACGATAAATTTTATTAACCACTAAAAACAAACCAATTATGATGACCTACAACGAAAACTCATGCGAAATTTTCTCTACTAATGAAGCTTTCTTCTTCGACAAAGAAAATGGTCAGCTTCTACAAGTCCAACTTGTAGAAACCGTTTTCGAGCGAGATAGCAAGTCCTCGGAGACTGTGTACGCAACAACCTCCGCAAAAGTCGTAAATAGCGGTGAATTGATAACTATTGACGAAAGCGAGGTCTATGCGTCAAGGCTCGATTTTGAAAAAGGGAAACGTCTTGCATGCAGCACAAACAACCCGTTCAAATGTCTTGCTGCCTCGTATGGAAGTGACGTGTTTTGGACATTCCAGCACGGGTGTCCTGTTTCACAAAAAGTGTCGGATATAAAAGTTGTCAAATACGACTACGATTATGACCGATTCACAAGTACCGAATTACCCGACAGAGAACACGTCTACCAAACAAAAGAAGAATGCCTCTCTTACAACGAATACGAAATTGTCGACGAGGAAGGAACTCGCACAATAAAAGGTTGTAATGCACTCATTCAATTAACAAGAGAACAAAAGGAACTCGTAGAGCAGTTTGAGCAGCTATGCAAGAAAATGGCTGGCGAGGGTATTTTGCTCGCAAGTAATTGCTGCGAGGCATTCCGTGCATACAACGTGCGCGATTGTCAAGATTACGAGTTCTACTTCACAAACGAGGCATCTGAAGATTTTGAGCAATGCGACCGAGATTGCGGACGATACGTAAACGCACAAAACATCTACGAGAGCGGAGACGATTTTGAACTCTACATCAAACGCAAGTAATCCAATCCTGCCAAGTCGCTAAACACTTGGCAGGTACACAAACCAACAAAAACCAATTATTATGAAAGAAACTCTGTTAAAGACACTCCGTTTGAACAATCGCGACTATCTGAAAATTCTACATAGGACAAAACAGACTATTATTGATTATGTCGCAAGCAAAGGCAATAACTACGAGTTCAAAAAATACTACGGCCACTTAATGACAAGGCATAGTAAGGAAACTTTCGTAATCCGAAGAATATCCGTAAATAGAGGAATAGCAAACGTATATAGCGACTACAATTATTGGTTCTACTTAGATGACTTCGATTTACAAAATCTGAACAAAATAATTGAGGCGCTATCAATAGACGAGTGATTAAAATGCAGCATAATTTTGTTATGTGCTGCATACCTCACAACCCAACTAAAACCAATTAACATGAAAAGTTTATTAGAACTATCCGAAGAACATCGTCAGATGCTTAACGACATCTCCGACAAGGACATGTGCGCCATCGAAACGTTCTTGCAACATCGCGAAAGGAACACCTACTATTTCCGTACAGCTGTCAAACTGCACGACATTGTCAACAATCTCACATTCAAGGCCATCGGGGTAGGTATCACACACAAAGGGACTTTATCCGCTATAATTGACGAATATTATAGCATAGACCTCATGCAATTCGACTACCTGTCAATTAACCGGGTCTTAATGCAAATCGGCATGGAAACAGACAACAAGGTGAGCTGATACAAGGCAGCGCGAGGGGTTCGACTCTCCTCACACCTGCAAAACCAACAAACCAACTTAAAAAAACCAACGCAATGGATAAAAATATTGCCAGCAATACACTTACAGACAAGTTAAGGAATGACGCAATCTCATCTATCAATGAATATTGCAAAGAACTTGACTTCGACGGAGTTCTCCGCCTCAACAATCCTATACAAGGCTACAACGTCCACACAAATGAGCCTATTACCATTGTGGGTGTCCGTATCGGCACAGACAACGCTGCATTAAGTGTTGAAGCGAAAGGATATATCATTGATTATGCCTACGAATTACAGGACGCTGACGTTAACTCACTACTTTCCATTTCCGTAGCTATTATGGACGGACTAACTTATTAAAAACTCTCTCCCATTGTGACATTTGGTTGTCACATTGGGGCATCTCAAACCAACTAAAATCACGCACAACGCCAAAAATGGCATTGTCGCACACCCTCCGTATTACAAAAACAACTATATTTGCAATTAGTACAGATAAAGAACAACGCTGATAATATTTTTCATTCTATCATTAGTGGTGCGGATTTACTTCCATGCCACTAACCATGTTTAACCAATTAAAACCAATTATGAGATATTTTTTTTATTACGCGTCTGTTGCCTATATACAGGATACCTATGACAAAAGGTTCTTGGATAAATTTAGAAGTGAAGGAGATTATCGTAAGCTACTATTAGTAGCTGAGACCTATGACTCATACGGTGCCATAGACTTGAAATACACCTATAAAAGTGCTACGCATAACAATGGTGACACTTTGCTGATAGAAGATGATCATTACGCTTTGACGTATAATTCTTCAAATGGCGGCACCTATGAGTTGTTTCGCAAGGAGACAGGAATAGAACTCCGTAACTATATTGCTCAAAACGGATTACCTTCTGAGGTATCAAAGGACATTGAAGAGTTGGCAAAATCGCACTCAGAACCGACCCCAAAAATTAAGGCAAAGGAAATCGTTAGCGCCATTTTCAAGTACGGGCTGTTAAGCGCATACGAGGCGTGCGAGCTAAAAGAGGAGTACAAAACCCTATCCGACAAAAAGAAAAAGTATAAAGGCTGGACCACTGAGGAGAAATACCTTAGTGATAACTGCATCACGCCCATAGCTTACGGCATGATTGTTTGTGGCGCACTATGCGCCATCTGTTTCCTTGCTTGTATTGGCTCTATTTTTCTCATCTCCGCCTGTGGGTGGGGTGGTGCAGTAGTCTATGCTGCACTTCTTTTCATCGTCCTTTACGTAGCCTCCATTTACTTCTACCAGAGGTTCTATTGGTACGAAATGCCTAAGTATAACATCGAAAACAGATAACACACACCATCATGACTATAATTGCTATTATTTGCGTCCTTATTATTGCAGCTCTCTTTTTCGGGGGTCTCTGGTATATTGCAGCACTCATCATCGGCATTCCGCTCGCCTATGGCTTGCACAAGCTTCTCATGATGTTCTTCGCTGACTATTTCAAGAAGAAACTTCAGAAATACTGCGAAAAGAAAGGACTGACTTTCGACCTTGACGAACTGCCCGACTAAACCTGTGTCGAGAAAAGCCATCACTTGTATTGCTACAAGTGATGGTACTATTACCAATAAAACCAATTCATGAAAACAACCCTTTATGAAGCATACAGGAAAAAATACCCTAACTATGCAGATAAAACCAAAGAAAGGTTCGTAACCTCCACAGGGTGTGATTTTACTTGGGGCAACATGACCAAGTCTAACCTTTACGACTATGTCAGCTATCTAAAGACGGTCATGGCCAAGTCGTCAGCACGCACAATGTGCGCAATGCTAAAATCTGTCTTGCGCACCTACGAAGATGAGATTACGCTACCCAAAAATTGGGAAGATTCCATCTACGTCAAAAAGGAGGCTTCTCAGCAAGTATTCCTCTCCGACGACGAAATAAAAATGGTTTCTAACTACAACCCAACAACCGAAAGAGAGCGCATCGTAAAAACAATGTTTCTCTTGGGTTGCCTTACAGGGGCAAGACACTCCGACTTCTTGAAGTTCTCTAAAGCAAATATCACGCAGGAGGGCTTTTTAAGATACGTGTCCATCAAGACGCACATCGAGGCTATTGTCCCCATAGCACCTATGGTTAACAGGCTGATTGACGATTTGTCTGCCATCAAAGACACTTCTATGGCAGACACCACATTCAACCGCATATTACGGGATATTTGCCAAAGTGTGGGCATCGACTCCGAATGCACGCTTTACAGGAGGGGCGAATTCTCCACGTCCAACAAATGTTGCTTTGTGTCATCACACACTGCACGCAGGTCTTTCGCCACAAACCTCTACCTTAGAGGGGCTGACCTTTACTCCATCTCCAAAATGATGGGACATTCCTCTGTCGACATGACAGCTGGATATATTTGTTGCGGACTACGAAACCTCTCTCCCGAAGTTAAAGACTATTTTGAACAATTTTGTTGAACCACAAAATCAAAACAACATGTCAATATCAGACCTTAAAGAAAAAGAAGCTCTCTACGAGGTAGTAGAGCCTCGCTATTTTGAAAAAGCCGAGTCCTTATCAGAGCAAGACGACCAAGGAGCTATTTACGAGTTCCTTTGTGAGCTTGGCACAGATGACTACAAAGAGTGGCTATCTGCTCACGAGAATGATTATTATTTCGGGATTGTCCGTGTGGACCGCTATTATTACGCGGTTGCATACGAGGACTACACAACCCCAGCATGGGCAGTCGAAATAGAACCAGTCAAATAGCAAAAAGCCCCACCGTCACGGGGTGGGGCTTACCACGAGATTTAATTCTCGACTTTATTTATCTACAATAGTAGAAATTATGCTCATCAGAGCGTTTCAATCCACAACCCTATCAAGGGTTGACAGCGCAAAGATAAGCATAATTTCTACAAGTTGTATCACTCAAATTATTTTTATCACTAAAAATTAGAAATTATGACTACCAATTTATCTCTATCAAAGGTTTATAATACACTCGTAAAGATCGAAGAAAGACTTTTGTTGTGCAAACACAGCGAAATCTATAATGGTGCATTCGGGAGCGACCTCTGCGATTGGGACATCTATATCAAAGATGACTACGGCCAGCTTTGTCACCCCAACGAACAATTAAATTATTCTGAAGCCTGGTTAGAGGACATGTACGAAAAAGTCGAGCCAGGCGACGAAGACGACGATACGCTTTATATGAACACCGATTTTGGCGAAGATAAAATACCCGTTCGCAAACTTAACGAAATCCCGTCAGACATATTGCAGCAATTCGTCGATGTCGAACATGGCATCAATCGTGATGAAATCTGCATCACAGACGATGAGGTGATACAGGGCAAGGTGTACCAAGCGCCAAATTTCACTCCGCAAAAATACCCAAGCCAGCCCTACGAAGATGCCTTTCTTTTCGTTGGTGAGGACGGAGAAGAAATCTACATCGAACGTACTTCACCCTTTTGCGAAGATGACAGTCGCGACATTTTTGAAGAAATAACAAAAGAGGAATTTGAAACATTCTGCTAATATCAAAACCTGCAAACATTGATGCGAAGTACGGCACACATTGGTGTCCCACTGGTGCTCTGAGGGTCTAAATCATCATACAAGGAACTCGGTGGCCTGCTACCACCGAGTTCCACATATCAACCATTCTGCCTGCGCTTGTGCTTTACGTAAAGTGGGCAGTCCTTACACGTCAACGGCAAGTAGGTGTGTACCGTCTTTTCTTCCTTGTCCACCTCGTCTTTTTTCATCTGCGTAAGGTCGGCATATTTCATCAAGATGTCTGCACGCTTCGGGTCATTCGCTGGCATCTTGAAAGCTATACGCACAAGTTCGCTCATCACATCTTCCTTGCTCATCTGCCTGGCGGCATCTATGCTGTCAAATTCTTCCTGTATGGCATTATCCACAGCCTTGCTCGCCTCCTTGTCCGCTTTCTTCTTTGCCTTCATTATATAGTTGGCAAAAACCTCCCTGTCTACTATCTCTTTCATTTTTTGCTTATGCCATTCGTCACTATATGCAGCACCAGGGCCGTATATCAGCACATAGGCATCTTGCTCTTTCCAGCCCATCAAAGTCAAGTCGGCCATAGCCCTCTCTCGCGCGTCAAGCCCTATTTTGCCGTTTGCGGTCTTAAATCCTTTCGTATAATCCATATTTCAAAAAATAAAGTAGTACTTTTGTAGCGTCAATCTTCATTGACACCAAAATTTATTGGTTTTTTTGGTTAATAGTAGCCCAGGCTTTTAGCCTGGGCTTTTTTTATGTCTTAATGCGAACGGCCTTGCCACCATTACCCAATGTCAGCACACTGTTCAAGGCCGATTGTATGTTCTTTGCAGCCTCAGCGTTCGAGCGTGTATTAGCTTCTATCAGCTTCGCTTGTTGCACAATGGCATTAAGCTGCTTCAGCTGCTGCTCTGCAAGCACATTCATCTGCGGAAAGGCTACCTCTACCACCTGTTTAAGCATGTCTCTGCTCATGCTCACATCTGCACGAATGGCGTTAATGTACGACGCAAGCAGCGAACCCGTCTCTTCTGTTAAACCTTTGATTGACGACGACATTGACGAAGAACTGCCAGAACTTGACAGCGCACCATCGGTACGTTCATTCACACCATCGCGCACCTTTTTTGAGTCTTCCACAAGCCTTGGCCCTACGTTGTCTCGGAAATCCACAATAAGATCTATCACTTTATTTATAGAGTCGGGGTCATTCAAGTCGTAAGCCGCCTCTACCGCCTTCGACAACTTCTCCAGTTCTGGCATAATAATAGCTTGCGCAATTACATTCTTCGTTATGGTGTCAAGCAAATCGTTCACGCTGTTCGCAAACACCTCTGCCGCGTCTTGTCCATTCTTGAAGGCATCAACCAAGGCAGAAGACAAACTATTGGCAAAACTCGTAAAATCAATGCCGTATATTTCTTTAAGCACATTCGATTTGAACTCGTTTATCTGTTCTGTTATTTCTTCAGCTTGCTTTTGGTAATCATCTGCTTTTGCTTTATCACCACTCTTGCCGTTCCTTTCTGTGTCGGCAGCGTCCAGAAGCTTATTCCTTTGCTGAACCAGTAGAGCATATTGAGCACCCAAGGCAGTTATATTCTTTGCCTTGTCATATCCCTCTTTCTTTAGTTCTTCACCATCATCTTTGTATTTTTTCTCCATGTGCGGTACGCCGTTTTCATCAAACGTAAATACCATATCATACCTTCTGCTTGCCTCTACCATCTGCTTCCCGTCATTTTCACTTATGCCTTTTAGCATTTCGCTTACATCATTATAACGACCAACGTGGCTCTTTTCGTAATTTGCGGCAAGTTCCTGTGGACTTGTATAAATACCATACTTATTTACAATCTTGCCAAAATTTTCGGCTGCACTCCCTGATGTTTCAGATTCATAGGCATACCTTTCGGCCCTTTCGTGGGTTATTGCCCCAAACAAGTTAAAAAGTGCAGATGCTGCACTTGTGAGAGAAGCAGCACCACCCAAAAAGTCACCACTCAAAAAGCTACCTGCTGCATCAGTTAAGTTTCCACCAACAGCACTTACAGTTTGGAGACCTCTTGCAAATTTATAAAAAGTAGAAGACTCACCTTTATACACACCTCCAGACATCTCCATAAGATTGTCTGCAATGCTACCTAATTTAGAAAATTCTTCCGCCACTTTTGAAAATGTATCAGAAGTATCATTTATAAGCTTCAAAAACCTCCTGGCGGCGTCCAAATTTGTCTCGGCGGCCTTCTTTGCTTTCTTCTTAGTGTCCTCGTCGTCTTTTAATTTTTTATATTGTTCACTAAGAGAACTATCATTTTCAATCTGTTTGCCATATCTGAACTCAAAATCCTTCCTTTTCTCTGATGAATTAGCATAATCCACATTAGCTTTCTCGTACTTGGCCTTGTAGTGGTCCACAGACCATTGCGCTGCACCCTTTCTGCCTTCAAGGAAAAACTTGCGGCTCTTAGTCGTATCGTTCTCCTTCTTTTCCTTCTGCTCGTCAAGCTTCTGCAAGTTGTCGTAATAGTCCTTTGCCGACATCTTGCCATCTTGAAACGCCTTGTCCAAATAGCCCCTTATCGTACTGTACACCGATTGCATGGTCTGTTCCGACATCGACAGCACAGCCTGGAAGAACATCATGTAGTTGCTGCCCTTCTGAAATTCTTCCCATTCCAATTTGCCAAGCTCTTCAAGGGCCTGCTTGTTACGCTCGCCAACAAGCCGCTCTACCACGTCTGGCGGAAGCTTCTCTCCCATTTTCTCATTTAGCTTCGCAAATCTGGCTTCAAGTTTTTTTATAAGCTTTTCCTGCGTCTTGTATTCTTTTGTCTCTGGCTTCAAAAAATCAAGCCGTTCTTTTGCATCATCAAGACTTGTCTTTGTCTCGTCATATTGCGCTTTTAATTCATTATACCCTTGTCCTTGCTCACGAATAGTTGCAACATCTTTCTGTTTCTTTTTCTCTACCGCATTTACCTTTTCGGCATAGTCTCGCGAACTCTTATACAAATCCGTAAACAGCTTGTCATTCTCACTCTTTATTTCCTTGTTGGCCTTCTGATAAGCCTCCACCAATTTCAGCACAGGACTGTATGCCTCGGCATTGTACCCATACGCCTTCTTTATCTCTTCCGTGTTCATTCTTAACACATCGTCCCATTCTTCCACGCCCGAAGGTTTTTTGTAATTCATGTTAAGCGTCAATGTCGAATACAAATCGTCCGCCATGTTTGCATGACTCTGATTGCCGTAGTCTTGACCGAACGCAAACCTTCCAGCGAGTTCTTTCGTAAACCCACCTTCTTGCAGCGTCTTGAATCTCGACCAAGCATCGCCAGCCCTGTCTAATGCAGCCTCCAAGGTCTTCACTTGCTCGTCAAGCTTGTCCTTGTCCACTTGGAACGATATGTCAAATTTCTCTCGCTCTATTTCGTCTATCAGCTTTTTCAGCGCGTCGCTTTTAGGCTTTATGCTGCCCTTCAGCTTCACAAGCATCTTCTTATAGGCCGCCACAAATTCCTCTCGTGTCTTTGCGGCATCGGGTATGAAATCTTTCTTGAACAGACCGCTATTCTTGATTTTATCCAAAGCACCCACATCGCCATACAAGTCACGAAGCTTCTCAAACACGTCTTTCACACGCTTAAGCTGGTTGTATTCTTCCTGCTTCTTTTTCTCATATTCTCTTAGCTGCTTCTCTTCTTCTCTTTGTCGCTTCTCCCTGGCTCTTCGCGCTTTTTCCGCAGCTTGGTTGTCTTCCTTGTTTAATTTTGCTTCTGTCTCCGACAATGCCCAAGGATTTACTCTTCTGAGTGCTTCCTTGTTCATCTCAATGTTATTCTCTATATTCTTTATTAGCTGGTCATTCCTTTTATTCTTCGCTGTTACAGTTTTCAGATACCGCAATCTTTCCGTGTCACGCTCTATGTTCGCCTGCCAGCCTTTTATCATTTCGTCTGTGCTCATGGCAGGGTCTGTCGGGCGTAGTAAAAAGTATTTCGCAGAGTCACCTTTTCCAGAAGGAAAGGCCGTGTCAAAAGTCTCTTGCGCATTACTTTTTACTGCTGTCTGTGGAGTGTTCAGCATATTGAACTGTATACCAATCCTAATCATCAACTCGCTCGATGCAGCATTACACATCTGTCGCAGCTTAGCCTTGTAACCGTCAAACTGTTGCGGAAGCTCGTCTATCATTCTGTTTATGGCTTCCTTTTGCGACTGGCTGAAACCTTTCGACAGGTCTTTCCCCTCAAAGAGCTTCTTCGTCTTGTCCTGCATCAAGTCTATCAGCGCGTCCATCGCTGTGCTTTGCTGCTGCCATGTCGAATCACTCGAGGCCCTATACCTGCTTTCCATTTCAGCTATCATGGCCTGTGTCTCCTCCGCACCAAGCTTATGAAGGTTCGCATAATCCTGTATGTACGACACCATCTGCATGTGTCCAGCGTCAGTCAATGCGGCTATTTTCTGACCGTTATTCAATGTTTCGGTCACAACAGCACTCGAGTCGGAGTTTAACTTCTCCATTATGACGGCTGATGCCGAGGCCATGTCTGCGGCGAACTCTTGGTATTGCTCCTTGCTATGGTCGAGAGCCACTTGTAGATCCATACTTCTACCAAATCCAAACATGGTTTGTACACTTCGTTCTCCATACTTCTCATCATTAGCCATCAATGCTTTCACAAACCCCTTTGAATCACCAATACGCTTATAAAATTCAAGCGTCCCCCTCAAATCCTCCAAATCTTTCTTGTACTGCTTCGTCTTGTTTCTCGCCAACAAATTCCCCCAATTATTGTCGAGTTTTTTAAGATATTCGTTCATATCGTCTTGCGACACCTTTGCCGACTCTTTCTCCACATCTCGCAGCGATTGTACGTAATCCTTCACGTTCTTATGCAACTGGTCATCTGGGCCCCAGTCGTCTGTCTCGTCGTCTATCGCGTCCGACACCGATGCGGCATTATACTTTACCTTGTTCGCAGCTTCGGCAGCTTCTTCTGCTATTTTCTTCAGATATTTCAACCTTTTCGCCATGTCTGTTATAGTGTCCGCATGGTTCAAGGCAAAATTCACATTTATTGGCGAGTTGCGCAACTGCTCTGTATAGGCGTTCACAAGGTCTGCTATTTGCGTTTCATTCTTTGAATTTATCGCTATTTCAATCGGGTTCGCGTCAACAAAGTCTTTCAGTTCCTTGTAAGCTTGCTTGAAGCCCTCCATGCTGTCTTTCGCATGGTCTTCACGCATGTTCTCGTCTTCCTTGTAGTTCGACCACAAACTAAATGCTGCTGTCAAGGCAAGCATCGGCCACATCGAAACAAGCATCGCTTTGATGGCAGAGCCTGCCATAAGGGCAGTATTCCAAATGCCTGTAAGAGCCATTTTTGACTTTGTCCAAAGCATCTTCATTCCAACACCACACTTGGCAAGGCTAAACGACATCTGATTAAATTCCTTGTTCAGATCAATCATCTTGGTTCTCCACTGCTCAGCATGAGTTATATACGTCTTTATCCAATCCTTGTCTTTAGCACTTATTATCCGCTGGCCTGTCGTGGGGTCATATTGCGGTGCGCCCATATATAACGGGGTAAGGCTGGCGGCACTCTGACCCTTCAGTATCAGTCTGCGAGCCTCTCGGCCAGCCGCTCTCCGCTCTCTGTGCGTCATGCCGCTTGACCACGAATGGTCTGCTCTTTCAAATCCCTGTGAAATATTCTTCCTGTTTAGCGCAACAACAAGCTCGTTATACGCCTCAGTCTGTGCTCTAACCGCTATGGTCTGCTGGTTTATCATGGCCGAAGTCGAAGCCGCACGCTGGCTCATAAATGCAGCCACACGCCCCTTGGCCGCGAGCAAACCGTATGCTGCGACCGCACCCATTATCACGTTCCCGTACAATTTCCAGTTTAATATCGCTTTCGTCAGCAAGGAAATTGCACCTTTCAACACACCCTTGTTCGATGTCTCTAATTCCGAGTAGGCTATCTCTATACTATCTTTCAGGTTCGACCACTTGCCAGCTACGCTGTCGCTAAGCTTCTCCTGCATCTTATAAAACTTGCCGCCTTCGCTCGTGTACTTGTCTATTATATCCTTTACATCTTCAAAGCGCACTTGCTTTTCCGACACCATGTTATACACATCGCCTGCCGAAATATTCCTGCCTCTTTCCTTGGTGTATTTGTTGGCAAGCTCTTGCACAAGTGGTATACCTGCCTCCGTAAATTGGCGCAACTCAGGGCCTTTCAAGAACTTTGCAGTAAACACCTGGCCGTAGGCAAGGATTACACGGCCCATGTCCACACCGATACCTGCCGACAAGTCTGCCAGCCGCTTTGTCGTGTCGTATATGTCTTTATATTCAAAACCGAATGAAGCCAACTGCTTCGTGAAATTCGTCAGCTCACCAAATGTAAAGGGCGATTGCACTGCAAGGTTCTGTATCTTTGAATACATCGTATCGGCCTTCAATTTGCTGCCGAACAAAGCTCCGAGCGCAATCTTCTGCTTTTCAAACTCGCCACCTATCTGTATCAGATTGTCCAAAAACTGCTTTGCGCCATATATTGAGAATATGTTCTGCAACTGGTCACGGAGCCAGCCGCCTCTGCTGCCAACATTCTGCATCTCGCTTACAATGTTGCGCAGGTCTCTCGCATATCCGCCAGCATTCAGCTTGCTCAATTTTATGTTCGATGCCACCTTGTCTATCTGACGCATCTTGGCATTCAGCGCATCTACCGCACTGTTCAACTTGCTGAGTGTCGCAGGGTCGGCCTTTGTGCCATTTATCGAGTTCTGTCTTATCTCGGATTTGTACCGTCGCACTTCTGCTATCAGAGGCGTAAGCTCTTTGTAAGTAGTGCGTCTTGCCGCACTACCAATCGGGAAACTGCTGTTGACCTTGTGTATGTAGCCAAAAGCCCTCGACAATAGCTCAGAACTATTTTGCAATGGCATACGCAACGCAGCTCTGTTTGCTTCCATACGCGCAGCCACACGCGCCTGCTTCGCGCTTTCCGCATTCAGAGCCTTTATCTGCGTAGTGGCCGACGAAGCTGCCTTGTTTATCTGATTATAAAGCAAAGGCGCACGCGTCCCCTTGTTCTCAACCATTTTGGCATTTTCAAGGGTATGAACGTAACGGCTGAGTGCCGACTGCGCGTTCTTCAACTCTGGCGTCAACTGGCCGCCCTTTGAGGTGTACGCACTTATCTTGGCCAAAGTTTCTTTTGCCTTGGCCAGTGCGTCTGCATTCTTAAAGGCATTCTTAATATCCGATTCTCTGTTCGAATGTTGTATGGCTCTCTCTTTTTCCCATGCCTTATAGCGCAATGAACCTTTCTCGGGTAAATTTCTGACAGTCATCACACGATATGGGTTCTTCAACATATCTCTGATTGCAGATACGTAATCCCCTTTGTATGATTTGCCTGCTTCTGAACGCTTGGCAATTCTGTCCTCTATTTCCTTTCTTTTTTTATCATACTCTGCAAGCTGTTTGGCGTATCTTTCTGCAAGCGGGCCACTCGGATTTATCCTTTTCGCTAATGCAAGACTTTCTCTATATATTTTTTGCTTGTCAATAACGGATTTTAGTGCTTTTCTGTCATCGTCGCTTGTATTTATTTTTCCTAAGTACCTTCTGTAATCTGAAATCCACCCACTTCTTGTTACAACCTTTTCTTTCCAACTTCCTGAAAGAGTTGCAGTTGCCGCTTGTTTCGCTGCCCCACGCGCTTGCTTAGACATCTCTGCATTCAATGTCTTTATCTGCGTAGTGGCTATTGAAGATGCCCTGCTTATCTGATTGTAAAGCAGCGGAGCACGAGTTTCTTTATTCTCAACTTTCTTGGCATTTTCTAATGTCTGAACGTAACGGTTGAGTGCAGACTGCGCGCTTTTCAACCCAGGGGGCAACTGACCTACCTTTGAAGCATATTCGCTTATCTTGGCCAATGTCTCTTTCGCCTTGGCCAAGGCTGCCTCGTTTTTGAATGCTTCCTTTATGTCACTCCCCCTATTTGCCCGTTGTATGGCCCTTTCCTTCACCCACGCATTGTAACGTTCAGAGCCTTTCTCTGGCAAATTTCTGACTGTCATCACGCGATAGGGGTTTTTAAGCATTTGTCTGAAACCTTCTACAAAATGCTGCTGACCGATAGAACTTTTCATGCTGTTTACGGCAGCAATACGTTTGTCAAGCATCGCCTGCATATTGGCGCGATTACGGCCCTTCAAGCTGTTCACATAGCGTTGCATCTCCGCTATATCTTTCTCCTCCTTTCTAAGAGCCGCAATGTTTTTTCCCTGTCGCTGTGGTGTATAAATACCATTATGGGGGAATTTTATATTTGGAATCCACCCACTTCTGACTACAACCTTTTCACTTCTGTTCCCAGACAAATAGGCCGCATTCGCACCCGTTTTCGCGCCCTGTCTTGCAGGCTGCGCAGCTGGCTCGCTGCGCTGGCTTTTCTTGCCCGTGTCTTGCGTTGTCTTAACCTTGATGGTTTCTCCTACTGCCGACTGTACAGCCTTCTTGATGCCCGACGTGTCTACGGCCACCTTTGCCACATACGACCCCTTGTTTATGGCTGATTGTATGTCAGCGGCCAATGACGAAGCGTTGGCCTTTACTGCTGCGGTAAATTTACCCTTGCTAATAGCACTGTTTATATCGGCAACAATAGCTTTCGTGTCGGCCTTCACTGTCAACTTTAGCTCCGTTCCTTTCTTCGACGAAACAGCACTTAGTGCAGAGTTCAAGCCATTAACATCTATCTTGGGTGATATGGCTACATTCAGCTTCCGTATCTTGTCCTCAATAGATTTTATTCCTGCTGAAGTGCTATCCTTTATCTGTACTTCATAAAAAAGATTTCCGAGATTTGCCATTATTTATATTCGTTTAAGTCTAAATTTACCTTGTTGCCTTTCTTTCCATACTTGTTCTTCCAACGCCTCATGGCATCGTTTACTTCGCCAGCTCGAGGCTTCTTCGCACCATCTTTCTTGTCTTTCTTGGTGTTGTATATTATTATCGGGCAGTCCGAAGTGAGCAATTCTATCTGAGCGAGTGTCATGCCATAGTAGTAGTTCCACATCGGCACGTTTATAAGTCCCCAAAAGAAACTCTTGCTCGCCACCAAGTCTGGGTGCTTCTCGCCTAAAGACCACGCTGCACCTGGTTCTGTTCGCGAAGGATACGTTCGGTCTCCTTCCTCGTCATCGCCATCATCGTGTCCTTTATCCCTATCATCAATGTGGTAAGCAGAAAGTAATTCTCTGCACCCAGTTTTTTTTTACACATCATCATCAATGGCGAATACTCTTCTTCTGTGTACTGCTTCACATAATAGAACCATCGCCACACAAGCCAATACCACAACTTGATTGACCAATAACCGTTGAGAACTATTATCGCTGCACACTTGGCACTCACCTTCGACTCACTGCTCTCGTTCAGTAGTATGTCTGTCATGAGGTCTCTCACGCAACCTCTTATCCAGCGCAACTTTATTTTCTTCTTTCTTAAATACACCACATCAGCCTTGTCGTGCATCACTGCTTTTTGCAGTGACTGCATCTCTTCGTCGGGCTGCTCTAATATTTTTTTCTTAGCCATATTGTCAAATAAAAAATTAGCCCAAACAGGGAGACTTGCGCCGCCCCATTCGGGCTAAGATTTACAACTTAGTTTGTCGCGTTTTAGTGCCTTCCGTTACTTCCTTTTCGTCAGACGTTCCTTCAACTACTTTTTTTTTTAACAACAGAATTTCGTAACCCTCCGAACTTGGACGAGGTGTCACAACCACCTTGAAGTAAGCAGGGTTGTCACCATCTGAAGCGTTAAAACTTGACACAATGTGAGCATAGGGCAACACAATGATAGTCGACTTGTCCTCTGACTTGAAAATGAGAGAACCAAGCACAACCTTCGGGTCGAGGTCGTATGCGTCACCCTCATAAACAACCGCTGCATCTTCGGTCTTTTCTGAGAGTACACCTTTTCCAGATGTTATTGCATCTGAGTTTTGCTTGTTCAGAAGCAGGTCGTTTACTGCGCCATCAATACTTGCCACATTAAACGAAATGTCTGAGTCACCTCTCTTTGTCTTCTGCGACCAAATCTTACCGTTAATGAGCTTGATTTGGGTCACGTCAGGTTCACCAGTGTTGAATCCTACGCTATCCTCAATAATTGGCAACTCAAGGTCTACCGTAAGCTCGGCTTTTAGGTTTGCTGCTTTCAACTCGCCAGCCTTGAAGAAAACTTGATTTACGCTCGAGAATATCGTACCAAGATTGTCAATATTCTTTGTTACTGTTAAAGCCATAATGTTTATTATTAAAGTTTATATTCTGATTCTTTTCCAAACAATCTTGTTAAGCATCGAGGGGGTCTTGTTGTACGCATTGGTTAACACGCTCGCATCACCACCTTCCAAAAACATGTAATACTCCACACCAATAGTCATTACCATCGACAAGCCTTTGCTGATGGCCTTGAACGACTTCAAAAATGTCAGGGCTGTCTTGGTCGCATATTCATTTGTCGCGTCCACCTTGCCTTTCACCGCACGCGGACGGCCCTCAAAAGGACGCTTCAAATACACACGCTTGCCTAAACGTATCTTCTTGCCTAAAGCCTTGCGACCTGCCACCATCTCGCCATTGGCATACTCTTGCAGCACACCATTGTTGTAAATGCCTATCGTAAACGAGGTTTGAGCATTACCTGTGAAACCTGTCCATTCCTTACGCTCAATAGCATACGAAATCAATAATATGCCGCAATTATAAAGGCATCTTATCATCGACTGAAAGAGCTTGTCATGCGCACGCTTCATTCCGTCTCTGAACACTGACAGATTATCTGATTGGCAACTCATGCTTCTTCTAATTTTTCGGAAGACAGAAGTATACAGTAGTACCCAAGTTCGTAGGGTATGAGTCCGTGGCTATCGCACCGCAAATAGTTCCGACAAGGTCTTCCACGTCTATCAACACACCTGTCGAAATTCCTCTTATCTGCCCTGGTATCGAAAGTGCATAATCGGCACGCTGCACACCATCGTTCCCTGTAAAGGTTCTGATTGATGTGTTGCCGTATTTCCTGCAAGGGCCTTCGTAGATTATCTCTTGCTCGCCCTTGCTGAAATTCGACACGCCACGCATTCTGTACACCTTGCAGGTGTGAGGCCATCTCGGATTTTCTACTGCCATAATCTGTCTGTTGTGTTTATCACCATGTGAGCTTGAACTACCCACACCGTAAAGCCGTTGCCATCATCTCCCTTAAACAAAAGCCTCGGACTCGTTATCGAATATCTTTCTTCTACTATCGGGAATAGGCCCAAAAGGTTGTCCAGCATCTCTTGCAACTCGTCTGTCGCCGATATGCCGCCCTCTCTGTTCCTTACAATCAGGTCAAACCTTACTTCTGTGTTCTGATAAGCCCCCTGGTTCTGTATTTCCGCAGGAAGGCTTACTACTGATATACTGTCTTTCTGCTCGCCTATACCAACAGGACGGTGTTCCGCGTAGGTGCAAGCTCCAACTTTCGCGTCGCTCAACTTTACGCACAACATTTCTAATATGTCCTTTATGTAATACCTTACCTGCTTCATACAATTTTTCTATTCTCTATCTGCGTGCAATGCCCCAACTCTTGACCACCACCTTGCTTGATGTCGTGTTCTCGCCATACAGCTTGTATATGTCATTGGCCATCTGGCGGAGATTACGCTTGTCAAAAGCCGAACTCTGAGTGCCGCCTTCCTTGTGCTTCCACACACCGTCTGCGTCCTCAACTGAACCTTGCACACTCGGAGTCGAAGCACACCACATGTACAGGTCTGCCCTGCACAAATCTTTCGTGCGCTTGTCAAGCGTCGAAACATCTGCACCAGGTTCTACTTCGCGGTCTATCAATATGCTCGTTATAGCATTATCTTTTACCTCAAAGCCTACCACGCCATGCAAGTATTCTTCTATCGTTGTCATAACTATGCTGTCACTGTGTAGATTTGCATATATCGTGGCATCTGAGGTACAAGCAAAATCGATGTCTCGCTCTGCACGTACATTGTCTTGGTCGCAGAGTTGTATCTCTGGGTGAGCAATGTGCGGTTGCCATCAAACCATGCCACGCGCTCGGTCGGGTCGTCCATTGTCAACTGCTGTACCGACTTGATTGTACCAATCTGGCCGTCGGGAACGAACGATACATTGCAGGGGGCAAAGTTCTCAATCGACACGGGCTTCAACGACTTGCTGTCTGCGTCATACTTGTCAACGGCAGCCACACTGTCACGGGTCACAATCTTGCAGCCAATAATGCGCTCAATCTGCGACTTCAGCACGTCATCTGTCAGGTTCTTTGCAGCTACAATGGCACTCTCGTCTGTCACCATGGGGTTCAAGGCCAAACCAATGCGCTTCAGAACCTTTGAGTGTGTCAGCATGTCGTCAAACAGGTCTTGCGACATCTCAAAGTGACCTGCTGGATAGCCCTTCTTACGCATCATTTTGCGCTTGTCCTTCAAATACTGCAATGGGTCTGACGCAGCACCCTCATTAGCCTGCACATGCTCGCTCTTTGTCCACCAACGCTCAGTGGTCTTCAACTCGTCCATGTTCTCGGCAGGAATGCCAAAGTCAAAGGTCAAACCTGTCAAACCTTGGGGGTTGTTCTCTGCGTCAATGGTGAACTTGCCTGTCGAGCAAATGCGCATACGCTGGTGGGTGCGCGCATTCACATTGGCTTGGAGCAACTTGTCTGTACTCTCAAACATCAAGTTCAGAATGGCGTCGCGTGACTCGCCTGTCAAAGCGGCTTGGCCAAATTTCTTCACAGCAAGCATGCGCTCACGCAATATCTTGCGGTTCATCGCATAACGCGCTTTCTGAGTCGGGATTTTATTTGACCCAATAACGAAACCGCCAAGACTGCGGTCATAAGCTTCACTCTCCGAGTCTACATAGGTAGGCAGCGTGGTAATGCCCAAATTAACTTCAAGCTGCTCGTAGGTGTAGTCCAACTGCACCTCGGGGTCCCATGTAAAGCCGTCGGTCTGCTCCTTGTCGTACTTGGTCTTGAACTTGTCAACAAACTGCTGAAAAGTCACGTCGCCAAGGCCAAAGGCAAGCAACTCGTAATAATTACCTGGTCTTGTATTCATAAGATTATCCTGTTTTTGTTATTTTTCTTTGATAGCGTGTATCTCGGGAAGAACGGCCCACACCTCCGAAGGTATTTCTTCTGAAAGGCGGTCTGCATAAATCTTGCCGCCATACACAACGGTGGCAGTTGCATAGGTCGTACCCTTTTCTACCCAAATATCGTTTTCAAGCAAACCATTGATGGTCTTTGGCTCTACTGTGCCACCTGTGTTTGTGGCAGTCTTCACATCTGTCGCCTTTACTACCTTTGCCTGATGCTTCGCATGGTCAAAAACAACCATCGAACCTGCGGGAATAACGTCATTCTCCTCAAAATCCGACAGGTTGGTCACGCTACCACCACCAGGCCATTTGCCTGTCACTTCGTACCATACATTCTTGCCGCTACCAAACTCTTTCTTGGACGAACCGAAAGTATTAAAGCTACTCATAGTGTTAAATAATATTAAGTTACTACTCTGCTTTCGGGAATTTTCCCTCTGCTGCTTTTCTGTCAAAGAATGCGTCAAGGGCCTTGCTGCCAGTGGCGTCGACATCAGTACCATTGCCTGATTTTCCGCGCGGTGTCGCTCCGTCACCAAAGCATGACTTGTAATTCGCATCATAAGCTTTAAGGCTTTCTTCAACAGCATCTTCTACGGACTGCGCTGTGTCAAATTCTTTCTGACCAATGGTCTGTTTCAAGATGTATTCGTTCTCTGCACCTTTTGAACGCATCTCGGACATAAGCTTTGCCTTGTAATCTTTCTGGCCTTGCTTCTTGTCCGCCTCGTCAAGCCTTGCTTTCAACGCAGCATTGTCTTCGCGGATTTGCTTCATAAGCTCCAATATTTCATTGGTGCCATCTTCACCGCCCTCTTTCTTTAGGTTATTACCCTCTTTCTTCAGGTTATTACCCTCTTTCCATTTCTCAATGCCGCTTGATATTTCATGGCTTAACTGCCCCTCCATCGTTTTCAATATCGAGGCATGGGCTTCCAAGAACGCGTCATCTACTTGTGAGTCGTCACCCACTAATTTCAACGTGTTCTCTGCATAAGCACTTAGCGTTCGCTCACTAAGGCTGGTTTTTCCAACTTTAGCAATTAGCTTTTCCAAAAGTTCTTCTTTTGTCATATCGGTCTATTTAGAACGTGTATTTTGTCTTTTGCAAATGTATAAATATCCATCGATATGCGCAATATTTTGCATAATTATTTGACGTAACGTTTGTTTTTGGCTATTTTTGCGCATATATTTATATATATGCAAGAGTTAGAAGATTTCAAAACTGTACACGGCAACAATATTTACTCTTATGAGTTTATTCAACAAATGAGAGCCAAGGAGGCTGACAGCACTTCAAGCAAAAACGTATTTGCACAAGCTGGTTGCCAAGAAAAATTCCTCGCAACTCATGCCGATTTAACTATTTTTGGCGGTTCTCGCGGCGGCGGAAAAGGCATGGCTTATGACAACCAGGTAATGACTCCTTATGGGTTTAGGCGTTTCGGTGACCTTAAAGTCGGAGACAAGGTTAACAGCATTTACGGAAGCCCACAAGAGGTTATCTGTATCACCGAACTTGGCAACAGGGAGGTCTTTAAGCTTATCTTCTCCGATGGCACAAGCGCAGAATGCACGGACGACCACTTGTGGAACATTAAAAAGACTTGTTCTATAAGCAAACTGAGGAAGAACAATAATCTTGGCCAAGAGTTTGATTGGAGGCTTTGGACTTTCAAGATGATTAAGGAATTCCTTGACAAGCAGAAGGATATGCCGCAGTCGAGCGTGAAGCAAAATTTATTGATTCCTTTATGCAAACCGCAGAAAATATCCTTTCCTGCTGGCAGAAGATATAAGCCAACAAAGATTACACCATACATTCTTGGTGTACTTGTAGGCGACGGTTGTTTCACAGAGAAGAAAGGGAATGCCGCGTCTGTCACGTCAATGGACAAGTTCGTGATTGATGAAGTCGAAAAAGAAGGACTTCCATATCAATACGTGCATAAGGTTTCGTCAAAAGCATACGAGTACGTTTATCGTGACAAGGATTTAATTGACGACTTGAAGGGACTGAAACTTTATGGGTTGTATTCTCATGAAAAGTTTATACCTGACATCTATAAATATGGCACAATAGAAACGAGATTTGACATTGTGCAAGGATTGATGGACACCGACGGGTATATTGACGAAAGAGGACATTGCTCTTATTCTACAACGAGCAGAAAACTGGCTGACGACCTTACATTTATCCTGCGGTCTCTTGGTGCTTATGTCACGCTGTCTGAAAAAGATAATTGCGGATATAAAAACGCAGACGGAGAGTTCATCAAATGCAAAACTTCTTACGTTTTGTATATAAAAATGGAGGACGAGACAAGGCTTTTCCGTTTGCCGAGGAGAAAGGCTCGCTGCACAATGTTTAATGGAGGAGTTTCCTCTCCCACAAAAAGAATTGTTGGCTATGAGTTCGTAGGATATAAGCCTTGCAGATGTATTTCTGTAAGCAATGTAGAAGGACTCTATCTTACGAATGATTTCATTGTAACGCACAATTCTTTCGCCTTGTTGATTGAAACACTGAAAGATGTCTACAACCCTTACTTTAATGCGGTTATTCTGCGTGAGGAGAAGCCCGATTTGGAAAACCTTATTGACGAGTCTAACAAGATTTTCGAGCAATATGGTAAATATAACCGCTCTAAAGATGATATGACGTGGAATTTCCATGCTGGCGGCAAACTGCACTTTGGCATCTACTCACAGGCATTCTCCGACTTTCAGAAAAAGTACCAAGGCAAGCAGTACGCATACATTGGGATTGATGAAATTACGCACATGCCGTACAAAAAGTTCAAATATCTCATGACGGACAACCGAAACGCACACGGCATAAGGAACAGGGTATATGGCACGTGTAACCCAGACCCCGACTCATGGGTGAGAAAGTTCATCGATTGGTGGATTGGCGACGACGGATTCCCCATTCCCGAACGCGACGGGGTTATCAGATATTGCTTCATGGAGGGGAACACGCCTAACTCTATTATATGGGGCGACACACCCGAAGAGGTCTATCTGCAATGCAAAAGAACCGTTGACGGATTGTGGAAACCAGCATACGCTAAATTGGGGTTTGACAAACTGACCATGTTCATCAAGTCGGTCTGCTTCATCTATGGCAAACTCGAAGAGAACATCAAATTGCTGTCGTCTGACCCTAACTATATCGCAAACCTTGCACAACAGGACGAGGAACAGCGTGGGCGTGACCTGAGTGGCAACTGGGACATTCGTGCTGGGGGCGACGACATTATCTCACGCACTTGCATGGAAAGGTTTTACAGCCTGCCACAAAACATCGAGGACCAGGGGCGCAAAAGGGTGTCATGCGACGTGGCTTTTACAGGTGGCGACTCGCTCGTCATGTGGCTTTGGGACGGTTGGCATATTGAAGATGTTTTCGTGTGCAGAAACGATGCCAAACTTGCAGTGGAACTTGTCAAGGCCAAACTGAAGGAATGGGGCGTGATGGAGGAGAACATGACGTATGACTTGAACGGACTCGGACAGGTGTTCAAGGGCTTCTTCCCGAGCGCAGTGCCTTTCAACAACATGGCCGCACCACTTCCGAGATGTAGCGAAGAAAGAACTGTGATAAAGTCGCTATTCGGTAATCTTAAATCGGAGTGCGCATATATGTTTGCGGCAAAGCTGAAAGCGGACGAACTCTCTATAAACCCCACTTTGCTTGACAGGAAATATAATGGTGACGGATTTGAGAAAATGCCACTGAAACAAATCTTGTTGAGGGAAAGAAAGGCCATCAGACAAGATGCCGACTCTTCTGACAGAAGCTTCACACTGATAAATAAAAAGCGAATGAAAACGTATGTGGGACATTCTCCCGACTACATTGAAGCTATGTTTATGGTAATGATATTTGAACTTGTTAAACGTAAGATACGCAAAAACCTATGGATTCTATAAAGCAACTACTCGTAAAGAAGCCTTTTGTCAGAATTAAGGCAGAGTCGCCAACACAATCAGTATTGTCAGCTCCAAGCACCGACCTCTCGCCAAGGGCGGTCAATGACGGACGGAACTTGTTTGACATCTACACACAAGACGACTTCCTGCGCGAATACTACCCGACTGGACATAAAATATACAACAGGCATTATTACCCCGACAGAGTAAGGAAAGACCCCGAGACGGGGAAGGTCTATATCGAGTATGTCATCAGATGTGCTTTCTCTTTCCAGCAAGTTATTGCCCTTAAACACACCATTACGCTTTGTGGCAATGACATTCAGTTCTCGCTCTCAACAGACAATCCGTCCGAAACAGACAATGCCAACTTCTACGAATTTCAACGAGGGTGGGAAACGCACGACATGGAAATCGCATGGTATGAGGCTGCACGCTCTGCAAAAATCACGGGTGACGCCGCTTTTGTGGGCTACATGCACAAAGGAGCTTTCCGCTGGAAGGTTCTCTCTTATCTTAATGGCGACACACTCTTCCCTCACTACGACAACGTCACTGGAGAACTGGACTTGTTCGTGCGCAGATACAATGACGAGGACGAGGAGGGAAATGTCATGGTGCATTGGGCAGAAGTGTGGGACGATACATATATCTACCGATTCAAAGAAAACTATTCGGGCGTAGCTGGCACAATCAACAAAATCAAGAATAAGTTCGGACTTGACGGATATTCTCTCGTGTCTAAAGAGCCGCACAACTTCCCATTCATTCCTGTGTCTTATATCAGAGCAAGTGGCCCTTGCTGGCAATTCTCACAGGACACCATCGACCAATATGAACTCTCGTTCTCTTATATGTCGCAGAACAACCTCGCTTTCGCATTCCCTATCATGTACATGAAGGGCGATGAAATTGAGATTAGCGGCGAACCAATGACCGATTCTGTCAAGGTCATCACAATGGACGCCAACTCTGAGGCTGGCTTCCTAAACCCGCCCGATGGTTCAGAGTTCTTCAAGATGCAACTTACCAAGTTGTACGACATGATTCTGGAACAAAGCTCTATACCCAAAATCCCAGAGCCTAAATCGGGTGACTTGCCAGGAGTCGCTGTAAAGTTACTTTTCTCGCAGTCTATCGAACGCGCAATGGAGGACGCACAACTCTACAAGCCTTTCTTGAATGGCATTGTGAAAATCTTCAAGCATGGTTATGGAGTGGAGTGTGAGAAAATTTCCGCTTTCACCAAAATGAATGTGTCGTTTTACATCGAGCCTTACGTACACATGAACAACTCCGAACTTGTCAACAATCTCGCAACTGCCGTACAGAACGGGTTCTTGTCAAAGGAAACTGCCTCCGAAAAGATACGAATGTATTCTACTGCACAAGAATACGACAGAATTATCAGAGAGTTCAAGCAAGAGCAGCAACAGGACATCTTGGCCAATATGCAACAACCCATAAAAGAAACCGCATAGCACAATGCAAGAACCGTACACCAAAGAGGAACTGAAACGCGCATACGACTTCATCGAAGAACGTCTGATGCTCCAACGTGGCATTTCCTCTAAAGTCAAGGAACTAATGTACTTGGCCGCACTTTCAATAGCAAAAATTGCGGCCAAGTACAACATAAGCCCACAATCTTTCAAGTTCGCCCTCAACAGCACTCTAAACAAAGAGGTTGACAAGGTCATTTCCCAATTAGTGGAAAAGATTGTTGATGCCACATGCACAACAGCAACTTATGGCACAAACGAGAAAGAGAAAAATAAAACACTTCTATATGTAAAACAGAACACTTATGGAAGCAACATAGAACAGAGGGTGCGAGCATACGCGAAACAATACAAAACAGAGGTTGAAATAGCCTTGGCAGCGTCACTGTTCTTGGGCAAGAAACCACAAGAAACAGCAAACATCATAAAGTCCAACATCACCGCATTGCACGGTTCTGCCCTGTTTGCAACAGCGCGCAAGGAAAACTTCAAAGCATTAAGCGACTACGACACACCAGTCAAGACAGGCTTTTACAAGTCGTCATACAACAACATAGACAGAGCGGTCACAGACATAATCGCCCGAAGCAGACAACAGTTATTTTACGAAAGGGAGAAAGCAGCCATGTGGTATGTAATACGAGGCAGTTCATATCCATGCGACCTGTGCGACAGCCAAGTCGGGTTACACAGTTCAGCATCAGACCTACCCCCATACCACCCCCATTGCGTTTGCATGGCAATCCCGATAAAAACAAAAACGATATGAACAAATCAGAAATTTTCAGAAATCTTGCACGCAGTCAAGGATTGTGTGACCAGTGGTATTCAGAGTGGGGCAGAAACCTCACAGACGAAGAACTTATAGAAAAGGCATTAGCAGGAATGCACTTCTTGTACCACCACAACTATCCCGATGCCGACATGATTAGGGGTTTGTTTGACCGAGATTTTCTCAACGAGCACAACTTCTACATCGACCAGGAAGTACATCTCCTTAATCCAGCATTTGGTCGCAAGACCATGCGTATGTTATTAGCAGGTAGTTGCACGGGAGAAATCATCTTCACCGACTACGGTATTGGTGATGTATTCTTATTGCACGACAGTAACGTAACCATTGTATGTCAAGGTCACAGCAGAGTATTCGTCAACCTCTGTGGCAATGCCCATGCAAAGATAATTCAAGAGGACGCGTCAACGGTATACGTTTATCACAAGGACAACGCCACCTTCGACTACACGGGCGACATCAAGATACGCGAATAGTCCCATCTATTACCCAGATAAAAAACGCACGCACCTCAAAGAAATGCGTGCGAAATTGCGTGCTATTTGTTGCGCTTAGTTGTGATATATTGCGCAGCCTTATTTTATTAGTGCTTGATAATCAGTGCCCTATTGCGTTATACCTACACAACTAAAAACAATCCGTGAGTTCTTATAAGAATCATGATACTTTAGATCATAGTCCGGCCATATTCCTTTTCGGGGATCAACATCTGCAAAACGCATAATATCAAATTCATGTATGATGCTGTCTTCATCGTTTTTCCCATAAGCCTTCCAATCCTCAAAGGTCGAGTCATAGTCATCGAGTCCGCAGTTCCAGCTATGGAATTCATCGCAAATCCAACCTTCGGTATGGCCAAATGCCAGCAGTGTATTAAAACAAACCTCTCTGGCCCGTATTCTTGGTTTCCCTAAAATATCCGTATTGAAAGGGATAAAATAATGATTATAACTTGCCACCGGCCATATATCCCAAAATCCAGAATGCATCTCTGCTGTTATACTCAGAAGAGGTATCTCAAAACTATATTTTATATAATTGGGATCCTCTTCATTAGTGCTTATAATAATATCTGTGACGAACTGCTTACGTCCATGAAAATGCTTGATGACAGAATCTATCGTGTCATCAAAACATTTCTTGGCGTTTTGTGTGTCTCGCAATGACTGGCAATTGTTCGGTATTATCAATGACAAATCTACGCTCATAACATATCAATAATAAAAGTTGTTGTTAACCAAGATACTTGTTGCTTCAGTAGCTTCGTACAAAATGCAAAATAAAGAGAACCAATATGCCTATAATTAGAATCCACCGGTTTATATCTAACTCTAATTGAGCATCTATAGAGTTCTTCAAGTATAGTATGCAAAAATAGGAAAATTGAACAGACTTTCCAAAGGCTTACCTGTTAAAGAACAAGCCCAAGAGCGACATTTAGTTGTTTATGATGCGAACATGTCTTTCTACTCTTTCTTCTTTATAAGTGCTTTTACTTCTTCTAAATTGAGAACGACCTTTTTCGCTCGTATATTATGATTATCAATGAAAGGAATAATATTGCGAAATACTCAATTACTTGCATGTTTCATAAACATTTTGAGAATATTGTTCCTTTTTTCTGAGAGCATTTTGGTACTTTTACAAGCGTATTTACTTATTTTACAATAATGTATGGCAAAGAAAGATGTAAACAGATTGAAGATGATGTTGGCAGTAATCAAGCACTCAAACAAGTGGTTGGCAGAAATGTTGTGTAAAAAACAAGCAACCATTTCTAAATGGTGCACCAACACTTGCCAACCAGACTTGGAAACCTTAATACGGATTTCTGATTTGCTGAAAGTGGGTGTAAACGATTTGTCGAACAAAGAATGTATCAAAGAATGATGGACGACATATTGAAACAGATAAAGGCTGGCGAGGTGTC